AAATTCGCGGTTCGAGCCACCGTTACTACCGCTGAATTGGCGGTGCCTACTGCGTTGACAGTACCAGTGGTAGTTGCCAAATCATGGCAAAAACCAACGCCAGGAACAACAGCATTGCTCAACATTGGGGAATTCCACATGTCGGGTCGCACGAATGGCTGGCGCGCTGTGCGGCGGTATGGGGTGCCTGCTATGTTCTGGAAACGCTTTGGTGGAGACAGTTGCAGAGTAGCGGTCATACCGTTAATCGCGCAAGTTGAGCTGCTGACGGTCTGCGTGAATTGGAAGAAGATTGGAATCTCCACATTGCCCAGCGTATTCATTTCGTTACGCATGGAGGCATATGGGTAAGAAGTCGGCGCAGTCGCTGCCGAGACTTGTGAATACTGAACCACAGATGCATGTACAGGTACGATGCGCACTTGCTTTGTTACAGTGGTGCCTTGCGTGGTCGTGGACTCCCATACAACACGGTACTTAGCATCGGTGCGTAGTTTGGCCGGGGAAATTGAAACCTTATGCGGGGTTATCGCTGCGGTGGCAGTAAATGTGATCGTAATAAGAGCGCCATCACTTGACCAGCGCATTGCATCGCCAGGAGCCAAGATACTTCCTATTTTGAACTCATTTCCGTTGGAATTATTGAGTGTCCCGGAAGGAATATTCACGTTCTTGCATGGGATTGCCCGCACTCGGTCGATGTAATAGCCAAATGCACTTTCATCATTATTGCCGATGAAAGTGCGCCGCATCAGAACCTCTTGCAGGGACACCTGGTCACCAAGCTCCAATGCCGGCGTCACAAGCGTAGTTGGCGCTGCCACCGTCTCGAAAATTTCCGCGCCGCCAACAACTGGGGCTGCGGTTGCCAAGACACTTGCCACACCACCCGCATCAACACCGACTGTCGGACTTGCTTTTACGCCGCCGAGGGTGGTATCAGTCGCAGGGGTAAGTGGCGTTCCGGTTCCGCCAGTAACACTAACATTGGGCCATGCCATGGTATTTCCTTTAAGGGCAGATTGCGATCAGGTGCACGGTTTGCGCGCCTGCGGAGGTCTGGATGATCGGTATCGTCAGGCCCAAGAGGCCATTGAGCGTCAGTATCGCACGTGACATTGCAATGCTGACAGAGGTATTGCTGATTGCCGTGATTTTATGGTTGATCACCTCGTTAGCAACGCCATTCTCTGGCGTGACACTCACCACTGGCAACTGACCAACAGCACAGGCAATCGGAAGTGTCCACACGTATGCGCCATCAGTTCCAGATGTTGCGCGAACGCGGTTGATCGTGGTGGCCGCAGGGATGATAGGGAACGTGGCAAGGGAGCCATCGCCGCGTAGGTATTGAGCGGTCGTTCCGCTGGGGGTTCCGAATTTCCCCACTAGCCCAGTAGTCAATGCGCTCTGTGTAGCATAGGTACTGGATGCGGTCGAAGTTGTCAGGTACGGCGTCAGGGCCGAGGCAGAAATGTAACCGGCAGGATTTGCGGCGCTATATGGCGTGAACCCGATTGCCGCGTTGATCTGCGTGGGCGTCACAGAAGTCAGGTAGCCGGCTGGGTTGGTCGCAAGCGGGTAATATGCAGCGGAAGTTTCCATTGAGCTAGCAACGCCGAGTAGCGAGCGCATGGCAGAAGCATCGGTGGCAGTGAGGATTGATCGCCCAGCGCCGGTTGCATCGCTGATTTGCGCCGCTGTGTGCGTGTGCGTGATATTTGCCTTTGCTGCTAGTGCAGTGGTGAGCGCTGAGGCTGTCGCGTATGTTCCTGGGGTTACGCCAAGGTTCCCGCTTGCGTCAACGCCCAGTGTTGGGTTTAGCTTACGGCAACTCGCCAGAATGTAATCTGTGGTGCTTTCAAAAACCCCCTTTTCGCGTGCACTCAGGCAGAAAGGGCCGTCTGGCTCAAAAAAAACTGTGCGCCGACCTGAATGAATTTCGTCAGGGTCGTCCATATCGACGTATTCGCGAGTTGTTATTTGCGCCGAGCAAATCGCACTGAATGCCAGCAGCCCCAGCAAGATAATTTTTTTCATAACGGTCCTATGGTTCATCATCGACATGTGGAGGCGGCGGCATGTCATCACCGGTGCTAACAACGATTCTGCTGATATCGCGCCACACATGCTTAGGGTCCGGGATAGCGTCAATTTGCTCTTCCGCATTTGCCATATCGGTAAGTATCTTAATCATGCCGGCCATACCTCAATTTTCATGTACTCAATAACAAGATAGTCTGTGTCGCTGCTCAACTGCCCAGTGTAGGACATGACTTGACTCAAAGCAGTGTTGACATTGGTATTTGTCATGGATTGGGAGACGCCGACGCTCGGCCCAATTGCAGCCGCGCCCCCAGCGTTCTTTTGGAAGCTTACGCCTGAATTGACAACGTTCGTTTCAAATCGTGAGCAGGCAATTGTGCTGCCAGCGCTAGTAAGCAAGAGCTGCCCCGCGAGGCGCTGTCGGTATGTTTTTGTTGCTCCACCGCTAAATGAAGAAGTTACCCAAAGGGTCCGTAAATGACCCCACGGACCCATCGCATTTGCGGGAATACTGATCGCACAAAGTGTTATTTCAGAAAGGTCTTGCACATATGTGGAGCCAGCAGTGCCGGAGAATTGAATAGGGGTTGCCGGTGGAACTGGGGTGCCCGACGTATAAATATTGTTGTAGATTCGCCCCGCCGTAGTGGTGGTCATAATGCACCAATATAAGCCTGCTGGAACTCCTGCGCCGATGGAATTGGCGGGGAAGTAAAGGTACAAGCCTTGGCTGTAAATCATTCCCATCTGGCGACCAAGGGTAAGTACACCATCTGCGCCAATCGTGCCGCCAGACCCAATGCCGATAGTCGTACCCATCTGCATAAGCGCATATGGCATCTTGAGCGAAGCGCCAGCCGGGTCTTTTAACCCGCCGAATTCACCGCCTGGGAGCGTGACAATGCCAACGCCGCCACCGTTTTTGTTAGGCCAGCTCATCGCATGCTCACCATATAACCGCCCTTCGTTTCGGAATAAAAAGAGCCGCCAGAAGTCCGAGACTGCTAGCGGCTAAGAAGCGGCGTGACGCGCCTGCCTCGGAGAAGATTCTATGATACTACAATTTTTCTTCCTCTCGATAAACATTCCCTTCGTCAATGCGCTTGCGCACAAGGACCATGGCTGCGACCAGTTCGCGCTTGCTCACAAGCTTTATTTGGGCGTCGTGGCATTCCAAGGCGTACTTCACATCGCGCAGCGCTTCGCCGTCGAGCCGAAAATTTCCGCTCGTCTTGCTGCGGATTTTGGCGCGAAACAGGCCGTCAAGCGCCCGAACGAAATCCTCTTCGTATTCCTCGCCAATGACCGTCTCGGATAGTGCCATGCCAATATTTAGCGCGCATACCACGCAGGACCAATGCTCTTCATCGGCACTGCCGCGTGCGAGGTTTTCCAGCGACAGCCAGTAGGCAACGCCCAAATCGGTTTGCTGGTCGCCTCGCAGGCAGGCCGACGCCTCACCACGCGCCCCGATCTGCGCCAGGGCGACAAGCCCGCCGCCAGGATGCACCTGCTTGGGCCTGTACTTTTTCGAGCGCTTGGCTTTCATACGCCATGCCTCGATGGGATCGCATCGCGCTCGGCCTTGAGCCGCGCATACAACTCTCGGCGGTGGTTGTCCACCTTGAGAGGCAGCGTTGCCTTCACTTCCTCATTCATGCGGCGCTCGGCGTTGATCTGCGCTGCCGATGGGACGTAGAAGGCCACGGCCCGGTTGTTACGCTGCGGAGCGTGGCGAATCTTGCCCGAGTTCGCCATTTCATTCAAAAGCGCCGACATGGCCGCATCGCCTACCTTGAACTTCTTTGCCAGCGAACTGACAACGACGACCTCGCCGCCCTTGCTGCGCATCCACGCCAAAATCTTTTCTTCGTATGAGGTCTGTTCTTGCATTTTTATTACTCCTTAAATCGCGTCTGCACGCTTTGGTACTTCTCGGCCCATTGCCTCGTAGGCCAAGGGTATTTGAAATGGATGCAGGGTCTTATCGCCCTGCTCGTGCCGGTAAATTATCCGCTTGGCCCATGCCCGGAAATCATAGCCAGCGGTGGTGTTGAAAGGGTAGCGGGAATTTGCCTCATGGAATGCTGCGGCGCTCATTTTCGCGCCTTCTTGACGCGCCAGTCATCCCAAGAGAAAGTAACAAACGTTGCGCGCTCACTCAACCGGCTCATTACTCGCGGCCCCAACAGCTCCACCAATTCAAGGCCAGGAAGGTTGGTGAGCAAGATCGTAGGGCGCATGTCACGATAGCGTCGGTTGATGATGTCGGTCAGCGTCATTTGCTCATCCGCGGTGCCGCGCTGCACGCCGACTTCATCGATCACCAGCAGGTCAATGCTCGACAGCAGGTGCATCATCGATTCTTCGGACCGCTCCGCGCTTTTGTGCCACGTACCGCGAACAGCGCGCAGCAGATCAGAGGTATCCATGTACATCGCCGTGCCACGCCTTAAAACGGCCTGTGCGACGGCCAAAGCAAGATGGCTCTTACCGGTGCCAGTCATGCCGCCGAAGACGAGGCAGCGGCCTTCTGGCGCTGTCTTGGACCAGAATTCATCAGCAAAGCTCTTCGCTACATCATGGGCCCTCTGCATTTCTGCATTTTCGATAACGAACGTGTCGAATGAGCGGCCAGTGAAAGCAGCAGGGATGCCGGCAGCACTCAGCTTCTCTTCGATACGTTTCTGGCGCTTTACCTCTTCCGCTGCCCGGGCATTAGCATCTTCCTGCTCACGCACGGTCTTGTTGCACTTGGAGCAACCGAACCAGCGGATAGCATCCTCACGGCCAGTGAGCGAGCCGCCCATTTCCTGGTGCGCACCGTGCACATCGCACTGTGCAGCACGGTACTTCGTTACCGGCGTTGGCGTGTAATCTGAAAAGTTTTTGAAGGTCATGGCCTAGCTCGCAAATGGGTCATCAAATTTTGGCGCGTTACCGCCAAGGTTGTTCATCGAAGGTCTTGCAGGTGCCTTGGGGGCTGCGCGGTTCACGCTCAACTGGTCCCACTTCTCCCGCAGCTTGGAGGGCGAAAGAATGTTCCTGCACCAGAACGTGTCTTTCGTGGCCCACTGCAGCAACTCGCAGATTTCGTGGTGCGTCCGCTTGTCCACCTCCCGCATCAGCCTTACATCGTCACCCCATGTGTTCCAGTTCGGAGGCTTGGCAGTCGGCAGGACGTTGAGGATTTGCCCGTACAGCCATCTTGCACACTTCTCATCCTCGTCCGAATGACGCCGGGTTTTTCGGCGCTCTTCGGACTCGTCTTTGGTTCTTGGTTCTTGGTTCTTGGTTAGTGGTTTATGGTTAGGTGGCGGTTCGTCCACGTCTGGTGCACGGTTCGTGCTCTTTTTCTTACGATTCGCCTCCCTTTCGATAGCGATTCGTTGATTGACCTCTGCTTTTTTGTGGTAGTCCTGTAGGTCTTCTTCGATCCGACTTTGAACATAAATGCCATCACGGAGCGTGAAAAACTTCTTCAAAACGAACTCTACGGCCTCTATCTCTGCCGACGAAGACGCCCACGTCCATTCAATAGCCTCTTCCATCGTGGGAAATCGCTCACGGTCGTAGCACGCATCAATCAAGAGCGTGTACGAACCGTGCTGCAACATGGATAAGCGACCGGCCTTTTTCGCATAGTCACCAATGTTTCGTTTGTAGTAATGCATTTCCGCTCCGAGACGAATCAAATCCCGCTTGATGCGATGAGTTCGCTTAAATCAATTTTCCCGATGTTCTCGATGAACTTGGAAATGTCGCCAGAATGGCAACCGATGGCTGCGCCCTTAATCAACTCGGAAATCGCAAGATCGCGCTTGCTCGGGCCGGCCTTCTTCTTGATGATCTTGGCGGTAACCTTCTTGCCGCCAGATTCCTTCTTGAGTTCGGTGATTACCTTGCCGGTCTTGGTGCCGTGCTGCCTGAGAAGCTTTGCTGCCACCGTGCCGGAAATGTTCCCGGCGTTGATGTGGTCCTTTACATCGGTGTTTGCCTCTTGCAGCGCGAGGCACATTTTGATGTGGCCTACCGATAGGCCGCAGCGGTCCGCGATCTTCTTTTCGTCCCAGCCCAAGCGCAGCAAGGATTGATAGTCGCGGCCCTGCTCGTGTGGAGGGATGCCGTTCTCATGAGCCGTGGTGATCTTGTGGCAGATGGCATCACCGTCATCGCCCCGGAACTGGATAGCGGACAGGTGCGGGATTTCGACGCCCTCGGCAATCAGTTCACGGGTGGCGATAAGGCGGTGTTCGCCATCGACCATCACGATACGGCCCACATCAACGCGCACGAAGATGGGAGGGATGATCGCGCCGTTACGCATCGAAATCTTGAACGACTCCACGCGATCACGGTTAATCGGGCGATTGAACCCTGGCTCGACTTCGATCAAATGCGGCGCGACCTTGAATGCAGTCTCTTTGCCGATTTCTTCGCCGTGGATTTTCTTCTCAGCGGCTACTTTAAGGGATACAAACTTTTCCATGCGACAATCCTTTAGGCTGCACGCTAAACCGGGTCGCATTCCCTAGACAAGACGGCGAGCGCCATTGATGGGTCCGGTAAAACGTGCAGTCTGAAAGATTCATGTTGAAATTCTTGTCTAAATAGGCCGCGACAGCCTGAGCTTTTATTGTAGGTCAATTCCTACCTTGCCGCAATTAAAGATTTATTCTCTCAACTTCCTCGGGGAAAGTTTTCGATAGCTGTGGCGGTGAGACAACAACGGTCAGAGGCAATGCCCATGCTGCGAGGCGCTGGCGGCGCTTTGCCATGACTTCTCGCTGGCGCTGCTCGTAGGCTGCGCGAATCTCTGCGCGGCGTCCGGGGTGGCGCTCATTGAAACGGCGCTGGTAGTCGGCCTCGTCAAGTGCTGGCGGGCGGGGCCGGTCTTTCTCCAATCCCGTGACCTTGAGCTTGTAGAGCGGCCGGCGAGCGCCGTTGCCCTTCTGTCTTCGCCACTGGCTGATGTAGAGCAAGCCCTCGTCGTGCAGGATCAGAAGCCATTTGCCCGCGCTAGAAACGGCCACGCCAGCGCGCTTTGCCACTTGGCTACGGATGCCAGGGAGCGCCGCTAAAACCTTGTCACGGTGCGATGGGCGGCCAATCTTAGCCATTGGAGGCTCCCGCAACGCGCCAGATCACAGCCGCCCACAGCGCGCAGCACAGACCCAGCGCAATGACGACTTCCCACTTGATACGTTTAGCAAGGTTCAGCATTTGTAAATCCTGTTGAAAATGGTGAGGATGAGTTCGCATTGGCGCTGGGTCAGGTGGTAAGGCTTGAGGCCGTGGCAGGACTGCGTGTGCGCTACATGCACCGCCTCTCGCTCCCACGAGGCCATACCTGTCCGCTCGTTGCTCAAGGCCCGTACCATTTGGCTAACCGAAACTGCGCTCATGTCGAACTCCCTAGAAAGTTATGTTGCCTGATGGAATACTAGCGCAAATTCAGCCTTTTTCAATAATATGCGCCAACGGCATGTACTCGATGCAGGCGCGCAACTCGCTGAACGGCAGCGGGTGAGGCATGTTCAACAGCGTCATCACTGCGTCATGCACCAGCTTGGCAACCTGCAAATCTCGCTCGGTGGCGGTGCCAAGATTGGCACTTTTGGGAATGGTGAGGTTCATGCTTTTCTCCTTTGTGGTTTGCGCTGCTGACGTAAGAACTATAGCACCGCGATTTACGAAACGCAATCATATTATGCAAATAAATCGCGCAGTTGTAAAAAAGCCCGCTCAGTGGCGGGCTTCGGTCATTCTATGGTGAGCTGGCGCTCGTCTATCGGTATGGGTATGTAGATAAACGTCTTGTCAGATTCGGTGTCGCGCTCTTCGCAATCAGGAAAACCAGCGAGGCACGCAAGCTGGCCGGCCTGAACGCAGACCTTGGATTTCTGGCCCTTGAATAAACAACCAGAACAAGCTCGCTCGGGCTTCTTATCGTTGCGTGCAATCCACACCTTTGCAGGCGTGGCACGGTACTGCATCGTGGATGGGTCTAGCGGCGGGGCTTGGCCTATCAGGTCGCCCAAATAAGTCATTTCCATGACTGGCCTCCTAGCTCTGCCCGATCCAGTGCCAGCAACGTTGTGCGCCAGTTCTGATAGCAACGTTGCCGGCCTTGCGCTGCTGCTGAATAATCCTGTCGGCGCAGCGCATGGCGCTTCCGTCTCGTGATGGAACGCCCGCATTAGCCGCGATGGCCTCAATTTCAAAAGCGCGAAAATGCATACCGCTTTTCATCCGTGCGAGACATAAATCAATCACAGATTGGTCAACTTCTTTGCCGTTTACGATCATTGGTTTCATGCCATTTCCCTTTTTAAGTCACGCACGCGGCGCTGATATTCTTCCTTGATTGCCTGTATGCCGGGGATATCCAGCTTGAGGGGAGGGTGTTCCATTTCCAGCCACTCAACGCCCATGCGCCCGATTTTCTCCACCAGCCTGATACGGTACTCGATGATGTTGCCCCCCTTGTGCTGGTTGCATGGCACGCACTGCTTGTGCACGTTGGACTCATCGAAGCGCAAGGCCGGTTGCGCCCCCACGCTCCTGTAGTGGCCGGCATCATAGGAGCCAGTGTGAAACCTTCCGCAACTGATGCACGGCTGATCGTGGTCACGCGCCCGGATGAATGCGTTAAACGCAGCCTGCGCCTCGCGTAGCCAATCCTGGCGAGTCTTGAGTGCTACGCGGCGATCTCGGTCTGACTTGCGGTCCTGCGCCTTCCTGATGGCCTCTGCATGGGTGGCGGCGCATTCAGGGCCACAAACTTTTGCCCAGGTTGACCGTGGTGAAAAATCCTCTCTGCAAACAGTGCACTTTTTTTTACGTGGCTCACCTTTAACTATCTGCTTTCCTCGCTTTAGAGGGGTTTTTCGCATGAGGGACTTTTGCTTGTCTAATTTTTCCATCTATTTTTGTTCCTCTAGAAATTCTACTTCTAAGGGTTTGATAATTAATGCCAAGCTTTTCGGACAATTGAGCTAGCGTAAATTTTTCGCCTTTATATTCGACAATTCTGTTTGACCTTTAATTGTTAGACTGCTCTTTTGCCGTTGCCCAAACACAGTTGCTTGGATTGTAATCCCCATTAGTGTTTTTTCTTTCAAGACTCAACCCATTCGGCCTTTCGCCCATATCAGCAAGGAAGTTTTCAAAGCTATCCCATCTTTCGCAAATAGCTATGCCCCTTCCTCCATAGTGCCTGTACGCCTCATGGCGATTATTTAGGCATCGTTCCCGCATGGATGACCAGCTAACCCATGCTCTTAGATGGCTAAACCCATGAGTTTTATTTGCGCAAGATGCGCAAGCTGAACTTTTCCCAGACTTTAAGTGGCATTGGTAGACCAGCTTTTTAATTCCGCATTTGCATATACAAAGCCAACGACGATGATTTTGATCTTTGTTTTCCTCTATGGTTGTCCATTCGCCAAATTTATAACCAATTTTTACTAGGGTCATTTACCCTCCTGACACGCCTTACACGCGTAACTTACGCGCCTTCCGTCCTGCGCTACCTTTTTGCGGCCAGCGATTCCACGGCCTTTCTTGCAAACGCTACAGAGGAACGTATCAGCGACTGGCGCAGACATCGTGGCCGTCCTGGCACGGTAGGTGTCGGTCTTTTCCCATTCAACTCGCATTGGGCCGTCCTTCCAGCGTATCGCATGCGTCGAGGTAAGAAATGACACGGTTAGAAAACTCGGCCTGCAGCACTACCAAGTCGTCTTCGTCTTGCTTGATCACCTCGCGCAGCAGCGCACGGGCGGCGGCAAGTTCGGCTTGTGCTGCTGGAAGTCTTGCCATCGCGTCGCATGCGGCTTGCATGGTGCTGGTGCCGACAGTTGCCTCAACCATTTCAGTGCTGACGTTTTCAAACGCGTTCCAGCACGCGGCCAGGCGGCGGGAGTTCGCGGTGCATTCACTTTCTGAGCGCCGCACCGTATCAGTCGCAGCAACCCATGCCCCTGATTCATCGCGCAGCCGCTTATCGGAATGGCTGCATTGATGTAAGCGCCCCTTGGTATGCTCGCTCATTTCCCCTCCGCTTTGTCGAGTGCTGCAATGCGCTTGTTCATGGTTTCGGTGCGCTTGGCGATGTCGGCGCGCAAGCGCTCGATTTCATAGCGCCCGGTGGCAATGGCTTGCTCCCGGGTTTCATGCATCGCTGCCACGGCGTAGCGTTTGCCTTTTGCAGTTACATCACCGTAGTCATAATATGACACGCCGTATGCGGAAACCACTTCAACAGCCATCGGCTTAAACGATGGCATCAGCACCCAAACGGTGCGCGGATATACTCGGTTGCTCATTTCCCCTCCTGCTGCGCCTGGATTTCAGCCGCGATTTTCATGTCGATATTAGCGAGCGATTCGGCGGTTTCGTTTTCTACTGCGTGGCGCAAGGCTTTCAGTGCCAGCAAGCGCGTGCTGTAGAGTGCAATTCCGCGCTGACTACCAGAAAGATAACCCTTCTTGCCGGCCGGGTTAGAGGTGTAGTGAAATATGCAACCGCTCCAATATTCGCGGGTAGATTTATCATAAGTATTAAAGTCAAACCCATGGGTGTATTCCGTACGCCCGACAGGATCAGGCGGCGGCAAATCTTTCGCCACAGCAGGAGTCCGCACGAATGCGCTTGCTACCGCAAGCTTCCGCTTGAGCGCCGCCATTTCGGCTTGCTCTTTCTTGTTCATCGCCATTATTTTTGCTCCTGCTGCGCCTTGATGCGCTTGTATGCTTCGATGGTCATTACTTGGCCTGGGTCGAGGTCAGTCATTTTTCCTCCTTGGTTTTTGCCCACAGGATGCACATTGCCAGCGCCAGCAGCGAGGCCAAAACGAACATTCCGAGATAGGCGATGATGAAGATGATTGCAGTCATTTTGACGCGGTTCCACAAGGCGATAACCTTGGGCTTTGGCTTGTCTTTCAGCGAAGCTCTTGGGGTAAACATCAGCAGAAGGCCGAGAATTGCCAGCGCCCACGCCATGAACAGAAAGATGTTTCCTGCGCCTTGACTTCCGTTGACTTGCCATGTGTACAGGGAGCCAAGGAAAACACCGTCAAGTGCGATTTGAATAAGGTAGCGGTTCATGGCTTCTCCCCGGCGATCAACTCGCGCATTTTCTTGATGCTGATGCCGGTAGCGTTGTGGATGTGCATCAGGAACAGGTCGCCGGGTTCGCGCTTGCCACGGCGGATAAGGCTCACGTAGGGCAGCGAAACGCCAGCTTTGCGCGCCATGTCGGCATCGTTCTTTGCGCGCAGTTTATCGCGCAGGTAGTCGAACAGCTTGCCTGACTTGTCGTTCGTGCGGTCCTTTGCGCGGGTATGGGTGCGTGGCAGTGGCTGCGCATCACCGATGAGCTGGCTTTGCGTTTCAAACGGGGTGCCGGTAGTCTCAAAGATTTTGAGGCGCACCGCAGCCGACACGCCGAACCAGCCATTACGAATGCGGCTGATCGTGGTGAAAGCAACGCCGATCTTTGCCGACAGGTCGCGGCCATCTTGCGCGCCAGTCAGCTCGGCAAGATAGTCCAGCAGCTTGCCAGATGCATCGTAGGGGAATTTATTCTCAGGGTTTTGCATGTGTCTTCCTTGTGTTGTTTGGGTACTGCAACAATTATGCTTCAATAGGTGTTGCGCGTCAAATGTATTTATTTTGCGAACACTGTTGCGTTGTTGTTTTTTGTATGGCATAGTTCGTTCATAAACAGGGAGGAAACAACATGATCGGAACAGCACTTGAGGTTGACGACCTCGCAGTATCAGTAAGCATCAATGGGATGACGGAAGTCACACTGTCTCAGGTTAGGCCAGCAGTGATTACGGTCACGGTGGAAGGAAGCGATGTGCAGAAGGCGTATGCGGACGAGGGGCTTGAACTGGTGAGTGAGGGCGGCGCGCTTCACCTCTGGTACTCGCCAGCGATGGAAATCACAAGCATCTGCGACCGCAAGGAGTTGAGCAAGAAACTGCGCGCTCGTCAGGAAGAAAACGATGCGATGGCAATCCACACTCGGGGGCTTTGATGCGTAAAAACAACAGCACTATCCAAGCAGCACCGAATCAGGCTACACTAGAAACATGGCGCAACGATGAAACAAGAGCCGAATACATGGCGCGGACTGGTAGCGAAGGTCTCGGCGGTCAGGTTCCTTTCGTACTTGCCTGCATGATCCTTGGTGTTTGGGTCGTGTGGCTCGCGGTTCAGGTTGCAACGTCATAAGCTGTACGGTCAAGGGTGTAACACCGTGCATCGCCTAGCCCTCGTAAGGGGCCATCGAATCCGATGGGGGACATCGACAAAGCCCCGATGCTGCCAGGTCTTGGCGCATTCAGCGACCACGCTTCAAAAGGGGCCAGTGAGATTCTGGCATTTGCGACTTTGGCAGATTGGATTATGCAGCGGTGTTCTAGGCCGCTTTAGGCGGGTTCGATTCCTGCAAGTCGCTCCAAACATATACCCTCGGAGAAATCATGACACAAGAATTAGAGTTGGTCACAGACCAAGTGCGCGCCGTTGCGCCTGTAGCAGATCAGTCGCAAGCCATCAATCCCTACGACAACATGCTGATGATCGCGGTTCAGGCCGGGAACATCGACACCATCGAACGCATGATGGCCCTCAAAGAGCGCCACGAGGCGAACGAGGCGCGCAAGGCATTCACGGCAGCTAAGGCCGCTTTTAAAGGCGAGTCGCTGCCCATCATCAAGGACAAGTACAACACGCAGTTCAAGTCGTGGTATTCGTCGTTGGGCAACATCGTCGGTACGGTTGGCCCGATCCTGAGCAAGCACGGCCTGTCGGCTGACTGGCAAATCTCCCAGGCTGGCAATAGCATCACGGTTACTTGCATTCTTTCGCACGCGCTTGGTCATTCCGAATCCGTACCTTTCACGGTGCCGCCCGATGGCACTGGCGCGAAGAACGAGATTCAAAAGATCAAGAGCGCCATTACCTACGCCAAGGCCGTGACGTATGAATCGGCTTGCGGCATCGCCTCCACTGATGCCAACTACGACGATGACGGCAACAGCAGCAAGGAGCAGGAGCAAGAGAAAACCAAGGCGCTGCCCATCCTGAGCGCCAAGAAGTTTGACAAGGCGCTTGCCAGCGTCAAGGCCGGCGAGTACACCGCGTCGGAAATCGAGAAGTACTACGAACTCAACGCAGAACAAAAACTGGCACTCGCAGCAGTGCAGAAAGAAACGAAATGATCGATATCAAATTCCGGGCCTCGTCCATCGCTGAAATCATGGCCGATGGCAAGGGCGCTGATGGCCTGAGCGTCGGCGCGAAAACCTTCCTGAATGGCATCGCCAAGGAATATGTCTATGGCTTCCGCGAGACCATAGACACCAAGTATTTCAAGAAGGGCATTGAGTGCGAGCAGGCCGCTATCGACCTCTACAACAACGTGTTCTTCACCAACCACAAGAAGAACGAAACGCGCATCACGAATGAGTGGGTAACGGGTGAGTGCGATATCTTGGTGCCGAAGGTCAAGGTCATCGACATCAAAAACGCATGGTCGCTGCCGACCTTCCCTGACACGTCCGATGACGTTCTGGCGATTGCCAAGAAATCCGGCTACGACTACCAGGGCCACTCTTACATGGCGCTGTACGATGTGGACGAATTTGAGGTGGCTTACTGCATGACCACCACGCCGGAAGACCTGCGCAAGTGGGAGCAGGCCGAGATTCACGAGGTTGACCACATCGACCCAGCGCTGCGCGTTACCCGCGCCATCATCAAGCGCGATGCAGCAATCGAAGCGAAGATGATCGCCAAGGTTAAAGTCGCCCAAGAGTACCTGAAAAACCGTGTAGCGCAAATCCACCTTGAACACCGTGAGGGCGCATAATGACCGCCCCAGCAGAAACCAAAAATGAATTGACCAACGTGCCAGCGCTGGTAACGCTCAACCCTGCGCAGTACACGGCAGAGGTGTACAAGCCATTCAAAGACCGCCTGAGCGCGGCCATTGAATCGGTTCGCACGATTGATTACGACATCACCACCGTCAAGGGGCTGGAAGTCGTGACCAAGGCACGCCGCCTGATGATGGATATCCGCATCGAAGCCGAGAAGGAGCGCAAGGCTCGTAAGGACCCAATCATTCAGATTGGCAAGATGCTGGAATACAGCTACAAGGCGGTAGAGGAAAACGTGCTGCCTCTGGAAACCTTCTTCGATGGCGAAATCAAGGCCGAAGAGCAGCGCAAGGAGGCAGAGAAGCAAGCCAAGTTGGCAGCGGAACGCTTGCGCATTGAGGGCATCCAAGCGCGCATCAAGCAGTTCAGCGACCTCGTTTTGCAGTCGGCGGGCAAAAGCGCAGCGGCTATCGAAGGCCTGATCGAGCAGTTGCAGGAAATCGCCATCACTGATGTGGACTTTGAGGAATTCATCCCGCAGGCCACCGAAGCAAAGGAAACATCGCTGTCGGCGCTGGAAGTGGCATACGAGGCCGCTGCCGCCGCCGAGCAGGCTATCGAGGCCGCACGTATCAAGCGCGAGGAAGAAGACCGCCAGCGCGCCGCAGAAGCCGCCAAACTGGAAGAGCAGCGCGCCGAGCAAGCGAAGATCGCAGCAGCACAAGCGGCAGAGTCGAAGCGCCTTGCTGACATCGCCTCAGCCCAAGCTGCCGAGCTGGCACGCGCACAGAAAGAAGCCGACGACAAAATCAAGGCCCAGGTAGCGGCAGAGAACGCACGTATTCAGGCCGAAGCCGATGCACGCGCCGCCGAACACGCAAAGGCAATGGCAGAACTGAACCGCCAGCGCGCAGAGTTTGAAGCGCAGCAAGCGGCCAAGGCTGCGGAAGATCAGGCCAAGGCAGACCGCGCACGAGCCGATGTGGACCACGAAGAAGCGCTGCTGATGAATGCCGAGCATGACCAGCGCCAGCGCGACCTCGCCGCCGCCGTCAACGCGCCCGCTGTGGCTGATGCCATCATTGAGAAATCGCGCTGCGAACTGGAATTGATCGCGTCTGCCGTGGCCGATTGCGACATCACCGAAACGCCAACCGACGAAGAAATCCTCACCGTCTGCCAGGAGGCTTTCGGCCTGAGCCGCGATGACATGATTGAACGCCTCGCCACGTTCTCCCTGCGCGTTTTCGTCAACGCCTGATGCTGCGCAGCCCAGCTCAGAACCGCGCCATGCACGCGCTGCTGGGCGACTTTGCACGCTCTTGGTCACACAAGGGCGTGCACCTCACTGCCGCAGAGTGGAAAATCATTCTGTGCAGCTACTTCAATGCCGCCCTTGCCGAAGCAGAAGGGCGCGTACCGCAAGATATCCCCCTTCCAGAATCCACCTCTCAAATGGATTCGTCGCGTATGAACAACATGCTTGAGTACCTGCAATGGATAGGCGCGGAGATTGGCGTTATTTTCTCGGAGTAGATTGCGTTTACTAAATCGCTGTGGCATAGTTCTTCCATGGGCAGCGCAACGGGCGCGGCGGAAATGGAGAAAAAATCATGAGTAATGAAGCAAATCTGTTTGTTGTTAAGTGGACCTACCAACTTGACGGAATTATTTTGCGCGAGTCTGCCGCAATGAGCAAACTGGCGGCAGATGAGAAGGCTAGCGAAGTCCGAGGCTGCGGCGGTTATGCGGTAATCCATGCGGCCTCTAAAGAATGAAAAGCACTCAAGTAAAACGTCAGGCGACGATGTTTCGCTTGCACAAGTCAAGTGACAAGCGCCAGTTGCGCCGTCATTCTCGCGTAGTTGCAAAATTCATTCGCGGAATATTTGGCAAGTTGGCTAGTTAAGAATCTTGAAGGAAGATCAAAATGTACAAGCAAATCGTTTGCCCACAACACGGCACCAGCCAGTACGTAAAACCTGGCGTCTGGAAATGCTGGTGCGGCCGTTATCTCCGCGCCTAACAAACCCCGCCCGCCACAAGCGGGCATCACCTGGAGAATAAAAATGAAATTGAAACAAAAAGGCTTTACGGTTTTTGAGTTGCTGGTCGGCATGGTTTTGCTCGTTGCCTCAGGAGGTTGGATTGCCAATGTGGTGAAGCTTATTTCCCACGTTGACGATGGCATTACGATGATGGCCGTGCTTAGCGTAGTCGGCATCTTTGCGGCTCCACTGGGAGTAATCTTAGGCTTTTTCTAAATGGCTCACGCCCCACCACCCAACCCAGCAGAGATAGAGTACAAGCACGCCCGAGCCTTGATGAACGTTCAGGAATTGGGCTTGCCGGTACTCTATCAGGGCCAAAACGAGTTCATACAGGAATTCCACCGCGTGGACAAGGAAGTAGGCAGCGGCCTTCAAACCTACGTGTACTTGCGCGGAAATCCTGACCTCATACCAGCAGCAGAAATAACCATCAAGGAGCAGCCGAAATGACAAATGACGAATTGAAAGATGTGGGACTTCACAAGATGAGCATGAGCGAGTTGATTGATCTGGTAAAGCTTCAAGAGGCTGCGCTTAGAGCGGAACATGCGCGCTACGAATCGCTGTTCGCGGCACATGCGGTTCCTGCGCAAACAGGAATTCCCCAGCCTGTTACCATCCCGCACGGCTGGGACATCAAGCGTCACGGCGATGGTGATATCGTCGTTCAGAAAAACGGCTTGGGCGGTTACTCGGCACAGGCAGATGCCGATAACATTGCATCGAGCATCCTGCACGCGCTGGCTTCGGATATGCTGGCCGCGCAGCCAGTGCAGCAGCCCGCGCCAGTATTTGCGTTTGAGGACGATAAAAACTTCCTGCACCGCATCGATTTGCTGCTGGATACAAAATACCCTGTGATGCGCAAGGACGCGTTGGCTCGCAGGATCAGTGAACTTGCGAACGAATTCATCCTCGCCGCCCCGGTAGCTGCACCAGTGTCCGCCCCCCAGCCCGTAGGCCGTATATGGCTGTGCCGCGAGGACCATTTCCTGTACGCCAAGCTCGATGAGGGCGTAGCAGGATCAGGCGCGGTCAAGCTTGGCGACCTCCTCTACGCAGCCGCACCGGTAGCTGCGCCAGTGGCGATGCCTGACGTCAGCGTGCAGCCTGAAATCGACGCCGCGCACGCGCTGCTTTCAAAGCACTGCGTAGCCGACTTGAAGGACGGCAAGCCGGCTACGCTGGTCGAGCGCATCGAAGAACTTTGGTCGTGGTATGAGCCTCACCACCAGGGGGAAGTGCCCGACAGCGGGCGCGATGCGGCGCTGGAGGAAGTCGCTACCTGGTACAAGGACAAGGGCTGGATGCTGGACGAAGACGATGTGCCAGCGGCCATTCGCGCCCTCGCCGCCCATCCCGCCAACGTCGCGCAGGTGGGGGAATTGAGCGATGCGGTAAGGTTTGCATGGCTTATTGAAAATAAGCTCACTGGTTCCCTAGGATTCGGCAACTGGTGGATTGATGCCGACGAATCTAAAGAAGAATGGCGTGCAGCAATAGATCGAGCCATGTCCGCGCCAGCCAAGACCGATAAAGGACAGCCATGAAAACAAAGCAGCACCTGATAGACGACGCAGTAGGAATTGCCGCAGAACAGGGCCTCGCAATGGCGCTATCGTGGCTGGCGGATCAGATGGAGTTGATGTGCGCGGGTTACGTGAGGCCGGGGCATCGGACTTTCTTCGCTACGCCGGCCCAGCAGGCGAGCGTGGATGCGTCAATCCGGGCAGTTGAGGAAGCCATAGCCAAGCGCGCCGAAAGCCGCGACAGGCGGCGCGAGGATCGTCCGTATCAGGGTAATGACCAGCGCAATGGTGATCGTCGTAGAAATGAGAGATAGGGGAATATAGATGAGCGAGCGATATCAGGACAGCCCAGCACGATCAGTAGTGTGCGCGGCAAACAAATACGGCGACCTGGTTTTCACCGGCGTGCGCCACTTCTGCTCGGTGATGCAGTTCAACATGGCGCAGTACGATATCCCAGCGCTTCGCCGTGAGCGGGGCGAGATTCAGGGATTCATCGACCAGTTCGGCGTGTTCATGGACCGCAAGGAGGCTGCTATCGTTGCCAAAGAATCCGGCCAGCTAGCATGTTACGGCGGCGTCTTCCCCGAGGTGCTTTTCAGCGAAGACCTTTATTAAAAAAGCCCCGCGAGGGGCTTTACTTTTTGGGCCATGCATCACTTAACGTTCGGGCGGCATTAGCGTTTCGCTCAGCCGCTTCTGCCATGCTTCGATATCGCTCGCTGCATTCTGCAAATACGGTACTGGCGACAGCGGAATATTTACGGTTGGTTTCGACGGAGGCGGTGGCGAGCTGGGCTTGTTGACTGGCGATGGTGCTGCGCAGGCTGACAACAGCAGCAGCAGAAGCAGTGACAGCGGTATTGATGGCTTTCTCACGTTGTTCCCCTTGTGCAACGGCTAGATCACGGTTTGCGGTTTGAAGTGCTGCGATTTTGGTTTCAGCCTGCTCTCGCGCAAGATCGGCTCTTCTCCATTGTAGCCTGACTTCCTCGCGCCCCTCATCGCGCTTTGCCTCGCAGAAGCGATTGAAGCCCCATAGGAGCGCCGCAAGTAGGGCGAGTGCCGCCAGTATCTCGGCGGCCAACTTGTAGCGCGACAGGACCGCCAGCATGGCTTAACCGACCAATCCAGTAAGGCACAAGTCACGCTCAGCAGCGCGGCGCTTGGTGAGGCCGGGGAGGGTGACCATAGAACCCAACACACGAGCCTTGTCCCATCGTGGCAACTGGTTGCAAGCGCCGGCCAGATCGCCAGCATAGAGCATACGCGCAGCCGTGGAGCCGGTGCGGCTGCATGCAAGCGTAGGGCCAAGGTTGAACACGGCGTCGGAGAATGCCGCAAGCACCGGGACCGGCAAACCGGGCTGGCACTTTTCAACGATGGCGACAGCCTTCTTCATGTCCTCGGTCAGCAGTGCATTGCACTCGTCCATGCTGTACTTGCGCTTGGCTACTACGTCAGCGCCGGTATGCCCATAGCACACGGTCAGGATGCCGGGAGGATCGTAGTAGGCGAACTGCCGAATACCCTCAGCAGGGATTGCGATAACTGTCGCCAGGGCCGCAGCGGCGGCGGCGCGTTGTTTAGGAGTTGCCATCTTGCGTCAGCGCCGGTTGCGCCACGATACGAGCGATTGCTGCACCGATGGAGGTAAGACCAGCAGCGACCACGAGCAGCGGCGCGGTGCCGGTCGCGTACAGGTTCATGCCGGTTTCAACCGCCGATGCCAGCGCCGCCACGAGGGCAAAGCGCACGCTCCACAGCTTGGGGAATTGGGCTTTCCAGTCGTCAATAAAATTCATGGCTTCCTCAGGATTTTCAAGATGTCGTCAAGACGGGTGGTCATGTGGCGCTCCATATCCGTGATTCTCTGATTGAAGGCCGTTTGAAGTGCTGCGTAACGCTCATTTGCGATTCGCTCCATGCGCTCTTTGTCGCGCTCGTGGGCATCGCGGGAATCGCGCAACTCTTTGCGCAAGTCCGATAATTCTGTTTTGTCTGCCTTGTCTTTTATCTCAAGGTTAAGCTTTTCAAAGTGATACTTTCCAAAATAGCCGAGTATGCCTATCATGATCGCTCCTATCCAGTATGGGATTTGTTCTGGCGGCATGGGCTAAGGCGTCCTAAGAATGGTTTTGAAAAAACGATACATGCAACGAGTTCGGCATGTTCCGCTATTGTAACAAGAAAGTGGTATGGGCTTTCCGCTGGGTAACCATCAAATTTGTAACCGAGGAAATGGAGGATTCCAAGGCACAACGACAGTGAAAACACTGGGAGGCTTGCAGAGGTGCGAATACTTAGTGCAAAAATACCGACAAATGTCTCTGCTAATGCGCACCACTGATAAAAAAATAGATCGGGTATCGGCACGCTAATGCCAAACCCGACCGCAACACACATCGCCATCATGCGCCAGTCATCAGACCTTACATTAAGGTATCCAGCGACCAGCAACAAAATGAGATATGTCTCCATTTTTATCCAGGTGGCTTAGGTGGCTTTCCGTTGCCTGCGTCCGGGTCTTGATTGCCATTGTCGTCGTCTGGCGGGTCTGCGTAATACATGATGTTTCCTTGGTGATGTAGAAGTTGCCCAATTTTATCACCATCAAACAGCGGGCGAAAAAAACCTGCCGCTAAGGCAGGTTTTTAGGCTATGAAAAATTAGGGTATGAATGCGGTCGATGGGGATTGGCCGATCTGCTGGATATCGATCAGGCTGACAATACCGGTCGATGGGTAGTTGGCATTGGTGATCACGATGCGTGATTGGGCGTCCAGCGTTACCACTGGGGGGCCATAGCCAGCAACGTTAAACTGGCTATACGTTGCCACAAGCTGCATCACGCCGTTGGTTGTTGGCCCCCACGAAGAATACAGAAGGCGATAATCATAGTTCTCACCGACAACATGCAAGGCTATGAAAACGCAGCCTTCCATGATGGCGTACGGGATGGCTGGCAGCGTGTTGGTGCCGCCCGACAGATTGTTACGACGACTGATGCGTGCACCGATGGTTTGCCGTGTGCCATCCGATACGCTGAACAAGCCTTGGCAGATGAACAGTGAACCAAACTGCACGTTTGCGCTTTGCGAAACGATATCGCCCGCGTAGGCAATGGCCCGTTCTGGTGGTGCATCGCACAGCAGCGCTCGACCCTGCTGAACCTCAAGTTTCAGCGTACCGTAGAAATTCGGGCGGTACAACCCCAGCGGGGCACCGTAGGAGATAATCGTCACGTTGGCGTGAACGAAAATGGTTGGGCTGAACGGGGCATTGTATGGGTTAGCCGCAGGCGTCAACACCAGCACCGACTGGATGCCGCTGTTGTTCCACGTCCCACCCTTGATCCCGCTACCGTGGAACGATGCGTCACCGGAACCCTCTTGGCAATACCAAACGGCGGATTGGCAACCCAGTAGTCCGTCGCAATCCTCAAGAACGTTGAACTCGGTGAAAACGCCAGGGGCATTATTGAGCAACTTCATGGCAAAGGCATTGTCGCCAAACTGGCATTCTTTGATCAGTTGCGAGGTGTTGCCACACAGCGAAAACGCGTTGGTCGTAGAATTGCCATCGAATGCAACACCAGTGACCAAACCGCCACCCGTGCCAGGATAGCCCGTGCACAGGAACAGGCTTTGACCAGTCTCAAGCGTTGGATATTTGAACCGAGTACGCTGATAACCTTGGCCGGACATGTTCAAGCCGTAACGCCCCAAGTCGATGCTTAGTTGTGCTGTGATTTTGCATAAGCCGACTGGGAGAAAGATTATTTTTTGCAGAGGCACGGCATAGTTCAGGCATGCTTGCACGGCAGCGGTGTCATCAGTGCCGCCAGTCCCCGCGCCATCCGAATCAAATTTCGCGCCCCACCAACGAATATCGACCCCACCCGTGTACACCCGAACCCATACGACTCCGTTGGCGGCAACGATGACGGTGCCACCATTCTCGGTTCCCGTGCCGCGTACGAACATGCCCGCGATACCAACACCGGTTACGTTGATTGAACCTGCGCCGCCAGCGTACGCACGCAGTGCGGCGTATGTAGCGACTTCACTTACGTTGCCCGTCCAGCCAGCACCGCCCGTGTCGGGGTTGGAGGTGTTATTTTCCACAGAGCTTTGCCACGTACCAAGCCCGTCCGCACGCATGAGCAATGCCCCCTTGGGGTAGCCTCCAATAGCAGTTGCTAGAGCAGCGTCAAATTTGAACAAGCCGCCTGCCGACTGCCATCGTTGTATGGATGTAATATCGTAAAAAACCCCGTTGAAATCCTCACCGTCAGGAGGGATTCCACCATCTGTTTTTTTGATGAAGGTCAGAGGGGGGAATCCCGTAGGATACGATGCCGCGCCATTGACTACGCCAATTTGCGAGGTGTTTGGAATGGGTCGCTTATCACCGTCCCGTGCGAAGGCGATGCTGATTTTATTTGGTGCGTCGGAAGATTGCATATTTACCTCGTTGTAGTGTAGAACGTACCCTGGTTAAACGGTTCTCCGTCTCCCTGCAAGAAACCGAATCTTTCGCTTAGGTCAGACAGAACAATTACCTCGACAGCGGCAGGCCGGGTAATTGCATTGGACTGCGTTAGAATTGCTATTTCAAATGATTCCAATTCAAATTCAAACGTCAACCGCATTGTCATATCATAAAAGTCATTTACATAACATTTTCCACGGCTCGGAAATAAGTTCCGCAGTTGCTGGTTGATGCTTGGCGCGCTGCAAATTGAAATATTGCTAAGCGCCTTCACCAGTATCAACTTTCGATAACTGGTGTCATCGAGAGTGTACGTCATGGTTGTCGGCTGTCCTTTATAAAAAGGAGCCTGCCCAAATGGCTCGCCGTCGCCTTGCTCAAATCCGAAAACTTCAAGGTCGGTATTCGGGACTGTCAGGTTTCGACTCACATTAACGATTGCTCCCCATATGTCGAGGCCAAAACCTTGCGCAGTGTCAACGTTCCAAACGTAGTCAAAAAATGCTTGGAAATCAACTGCGGGATCAAAGAATTGATTCATGCTGTCGATCATCTGAGCCAGGGTTGGCGAATTCGCGTACTGACTGGCAATGGTCTGTTCAAAGTTTTCCATCAGACCACCGTAACGGAAATATTTTCAGGGTCAATAGTAGGGTACTGGTCAATACCTGTAGTGAACGATGTTGCGGTAGGTGCGGCAGCGCCAAGTAGTAGCGAAATAATTGCCACGTTTGGCGCGGATGCTGAAACTGGCGCATAAAAACGACCTGCGAAGATCGTCGCGGCAATCCTTGCGCGCTGCCCGCCATCGCCGCCGTAGAACGCGGATACGATAGCAGCTCGCACACGAGTAACGATATCGCTCGGAAGGCCGGGGATATTGGCAATGCTGACCGCGAATTTAATTGGTGTTGCAGTAGGACGATTAAATTGAACCGGGTATGATGGTCGTGGAATATCGTAATTCTCATCTTCCACCACTACCGTAACATTGCCGTTGTAGTCGGCTCCTACATCCTTCCGCGTCCAGATGGTGCGCGCAATTTCGTCGTCATCACCACCGACAACAGCCACGTAGATTGATTTCTTAATCAGCGTGTACGCAGTCGATCCAACCGCCAGCGGCGTGTCCTTCACGTTATCGATAGCGTACACGTCCGTCACGCCATCAAGATTGAACACGTTGGCATATATGGACGGCATTGTCCCGTGCGCGTTGAGGGCAACAGATTGGCGGCGACGGTATTCAAAATCAACGCGAGACTCGACCAGACGGCCCACTACGCCATCGGTCAAATTCGCGGCGCTGTCCCAGCCTGGAATGATCTTGACGGGGATTGCCTCAATAGCGCCAGCAGGGCAGTTGATCGGGCCGTAGACCTGCGCGGCGAACTCAATCACTACCGAGCCGCCAGCGGGGATCGTTCCTTCCTCAGTGGCCGCATACACGTTACCCGCGCCATCCTTTACCAGCGCGCCAACCGGAATCACCGTGCCGGTCTTGCCGTAGCACGTGACCTGCACCACAGTTGGCAGCGCGGGAAGTCGGTCAAGAAAGTAGATGCGCGCAATAGCATCCTGCATGAATCCGCTTGCGGTGTCTGGATTGATGTTGTTGACGAACTCAAGGAACAGGTCATTTGCTGCTCCGATGATAGCCGCCTGACTCACGACAAGTTGGCCTTGTGGCGACGAGTCACGCGTACTCAGGTTGCCGCCAAAGGCCGCATTCATGTCCGCAAACGCGCCTGCTTTGATCGCGGTTTCATCAGGCGTAACGAGGCCGGTAGGTGTAAATTGAACGCGTGGAACGCTTGTGGTGCCTGCCATATTCGCCTCAGAATGTAACGTTTCGGCTCACGCCGTCTGTATCGATAATTTGCACCTGACCGCGCAATACGCGCTCGTTGGTCAATTCGACCAGCAGGCAGCGCGCCGTGACAACGCCCTCAACCAGCAAGGCCGCTTGCTCAACCTGCGAGCGCAAGAACGGCATGTCGGGAACCTGCCCAAGCACGCGGGTCAGGTACGGGATGCCGGCTGCTTGGTCATACCAAAGATCAGCCAGGAACACGCGCACTGAACTAGCCACGTCTTGGGCGATAGAGTAGGGCGCAGAACCCATGGCGATATCGCCCTTGATGTCCGTCACCAAGTCCCAAACGTCTTGATCAAGTAAGAGTGAATCCTTCATGCTGGCAATGGCTTCGATGTTATGGCGGTAGCGCCCTGTGCGCGGTGCGGGTGATCTTTGCCGGAAATACCTCCCGAAATCACATCAGGTGCAGTGATTATACCGTCCGCATCGATGGTGTCGGAAAACTTAGCTTTCGCATTGACAATGAAATTCGTTGCGTTGCAGACGATATCGTTTTCTGCCGTCAACTCAATGTCGGGTGCCTCCAAGGTGATTTTGGTGGGCGACACGATACGGATGCCATCGGCGCTAAAGTCGATGAACTGGGTAGGCGTCTTGTTAAGGAATCCACCGATATACAGTCCATCAGCCATGTCCGATTGCCGCATCGAGCCAGGATTGGAAATATCCTTGTTCGCCTTCACTGCGGAAATGTCACGGTCAGCAAACAGGCATAGGCCAATGTCGCCCACTTCGGGAATCATTGTCACCGCGTTGAGGCCGGCTTGCAGCGTCATGAAGGGGATGCCGCTGATAGTGCCGTGCGGGATCGCGTTGCCGTCTGCGTCAAGCTGGTTGACGGTCGGCTGCACGTCGAGCAAGTCGCCCTCCACCGCCATGACCTTGACCAACGCGACATGGCTGCGCCCTGCCATGATCTGCCGAATGATGTAGGTCGTTGCGTTGTAATTGGACGATCCGCTCTCAGCGGTCCTTGTCCCGAAATAGCCTTCACTCGACACGGTATGCCTCTACGGTTGATTGCCATGGGCCGCCCGGTTCTTCGGCGGATATGTTGTGCGACACTGTGTACACGTGCCAAACTCCCTCGGCCATGGGGATGCTGCTCTTGACCTCGATATCGGCCCCGATGATGATGTTGGGGTTGAATAGGCAGCGCAGCGTCATACCCTTGCTCGATAGGGTAGGGTAGCCAATCATGCCCGCAGACGGCCCAATAAGCGGTATCGTGTCGGAGCGACGGCTCTTGCCAGTACGCCAAACTGCCAACACGCCACGGTCGATTACGTATTCGATGCCCGCAGCGCGAGCACACGCCCTGATTTTGTTGAGCGTCGAGCCAGCAAAGTACGGGTTGAACAGTTGGATATCCACGTCTTCGCCGTCAAGCTGCAATCCAGCCTCGCCAGCAAGGTCAACCATGATGTCCTGCACCGACACAGCACCCTTGTAGCTAGTCGCGCCTACGGGCTTCACAGCCACATCGAGGCCCATTTGCGCCATGATGACAAGAGGCACTTGCGGCGCGGCGTTGTAGTCGGCCCACGCATCTACGATCACGCCAGAAAACACCAGATTCAAACCGCCATCGTCATCGCCAGCGGCAACCGAAACCGTGTTCTTGATGCGGATAGCGCGGTTGATTTGCCCGATGGTCGTAAGCTTGTTCATCATGTCTTCAGGCAAGCCGTAGCACCGAATCTGCGCCGCGCCCATCGATTCACCGCCAGGGTTCGCCAAGTCCACGAATACGCGCAGGCCGCGAATCGTCACGGTGTCGCCCAGGTCTTCGCCAAACTCACCGGTCCCGAGTGTGATGGTTAGCTCGATGCGCTTCTTGGTAAAGGTGCCGGTCATGGGATATAGACCAACTGGTAGCGCGTGCCGAAGCCGTCATAGGTCGGATCGCTCACGCCTTGGGTATCAATGAATGCGATCTGGCCCATGAAGCCGCGATAGTCGTATCGAACGAGGCCCACGCGGTCACGGCAAACCATGCCGTTGACTACTGGCGTACCAGCCACCGCCAGATCAAAGTACACGCCCGTGCTTAACTGACGGATGGCGATAACACAGCGCTGCCCGCCGAGCGTCACACTCAAGCGCTGCGATGGCTCCGCAATCAGGGGAATAATCGAACTCATACGACCCCCGAAGTATCAATGGTGGTGTCAGGGATCGGCTGCAACTGGCCGCGCTCTTTCAGCGTTGCGCCCGATGGGATTTTTGGGTCAGAGAACTGCGAAGCCTCTTTCTCGCGCACCTCGCGGAATTCGCAGTGCGCTTCAAGGCGATGCGCCCCGTTCGTGGCCGTGCGCGTCCATGCTACCGACAGGAGTTTGTAGCCACGGTATGCGGCTTCTGGCGTGGTGATGGAGTAGAGCGTCAGATCACGCCGTGCGTTGCGCAAGTCGTACTCAAACGTGTTGCGGCGCTCGATGGACCCGGAGCAGCTCAGCACCATGCGCACGCTGGCCGGCTGGTCCACCTGATTGTACGAGGCGAACGATCCGCGCTCGACTGGGTAATCGGAAATGGCGCAATTGTCCTGATAGTCGAATGCCAGGACGCTATCGTAGTCCGCAAGCTTCTTTCCGTCCTTGTCCGCGATGGCCCATCCCGTGGTGGGAGTGCCAAGTAGAGAATTGAGCTTGTCACCGATGCCGAAGATGCCGAGCGTGAGCGTGTCGAAAATCTGAGCTCCGCCGCGCAGAAGGTTTGGAACCCCCGCGACGGCTGGCACTTTAGGGTAGAGCGATTTGATGATGGGTACGATTGCCATTATTGAGTTTGTCCGCTGTTGGCGTTGTTGGCATACGTGTATTCAAGGGATGGCTTGATCGCACGCGCAATGCCGTCCGCATCGGTGGCCTTAGTGTTGACCGTGATTTTGTCCACGTTGACGGTGGTATTGCTCCCTCCACCGCCGCCATTGCGCACGCCTGCAAGCACCTTGGAGACATAGTTCCGCGTCTCTGCTGGTGCATTCGCCATGCCCTTGTTGTTCAGGTTGCCTTGCCCCCAATTGTAAGCGGCAGCGGCTTGCCCTACATCACCTTTATACATTTTCAGCAGGTCGCGCAACTTGCGTGCGGCGGCGTCCGACGACTCGTTAAAGTCATCGGGGTTTTGAAGGCCGTATTCTTTGGCGGTCGCTGGCATGAACTGGAAGTGGCCCATTGCGCCAGCGCCCGAGCGCATGTTCTTTCCGCGTCCGGACTCGGTATTCCAGATCGTATCAAGCAGACCAGCAGGCAAGCCATACTTAGATTCCAGCGAGGTCAAGCGCCCCTGTGCATCAGTCGGCGGCGCGGACGATGGTGAATTGGCAGCGGCCATCTCGGCAGCAGTGCGCCCCTTGAGTCTGGCCGGCGTGTGCGATGCGCCTTTGTCGCCAAAGAACTCAAAGACCTTGCCAACCCATTCATCGATCTTTCCGCCCGACTTCTCGTTCAGTGCGCGCACGCCCGCATAGGCAGCAGCAAAGCCAACGAGAGCCGCTGTAGCAGGCCCAAAGGCAAGCGCGATGCTTCCGGCCATGCTCACCAGCGACAGGCCGAAGCTTGCCACCTTGAGGCCAATCAGCGTCACCAATACGTTCTTCCAGCCACCCAGCGATTCAGCAATGCGGTCGGCCCAGGTCACGAATTCAGCAATGGCCGTGATAGCGCCATCGACCCACTTTGCAATGTCGTCCTTGTGCGCCGCGATCCAGTTCGCGCCTTCTTCCAGTCGCGCAAACACCTTCTCGAGAGCCGGGGCCAATTGCAGGACAACGCGGGTAGCCGTGGTCGTCAAGCTGTCGCGCAGGTCAAGCATTTGATTCTTGAGCTTGAGCGCCGCTTCCGCATCCTTCATGGTCACGGCTGCATGGCGCTCTTGCGCCGCGATCAGGTCTTGAATCGCAGCAGGGCCAAGCTTGATGAAGTTGTATTGGCCCTCGCTGATACCCATCTGTTTAGCGATGAGCGTGGCCTTGGTCGGGTCGGTAGCCGCGAGTTCCTGAATGATCTTGGCGCGGGCAAGCAGGTAGGTATTTCCGTCCTCAAGGTCTTTGGACGAGCCGCCCCAGCGGAAGAACGCCTGCATGCCAGCATTCGGGCCACCACCTGTTTTCAGTTCTGAGATTGCATCAACCGACTCTTTAAGCTGCGCGGTCAAGCCCTCTTGCGAGCCGCCTGCACGCTCCGAGGCGAGTTGAAACGCCTTGATCTGCTGCGTTGACATGCCGAGGTTCTGAGACAAATAGCCCAGGTTGACGGCGCTGTTGATGGTGTTGGTGATGAAGTCTTTGATGCCCACGCCAGCCGTGAACACAGCAGCCAGTGCAAGCACCTCGTTGCGCACCTTGCGGTAGCCGTCAACGCTGCTCTTGATCGCCTTCTCACGGGCGGCAGAGTTCTTCTTTTCCGCTTCTGCGGTGCGGGTGCCTGCGTTTTGAATATCGCGCTGACCCCGCTCCACGCCGCGCACGCCAGCCTGGAAGTTCCTGCTATCCAGCCCCAGCGTGATAAGGAGCGATTCAATAACGGTGGTTGCCACTATCTCGGCTCCTTGGTCTGACGTTTGTTGTAGTCGTCCACAGCGATTATCTCAAGCATGTCATGCACGTCCTGAGTGCTGTAGACCGTATCCAATTCATGAAGGCTTGCCATCCCGCGAGAGACAACAAGCCCCATGATTTGGGGAACGTTGGCGTATTCGATTAGCCGGCCACTGCCTGATTCGGCGGGGCCGATGCCGAACTCTGGCCGCCGCCTGAAATAAAAGGCTGAATGTGCATGGTCAGGACAACGCGCTGCAAATCGAAGTACGTCACGGCTTCTTCGATATCGCCTTCGAACAGGTCGCGGGTCGTCAGTTCCTGCTTGATCAGCACGCAACCAAGCAGTTCTTCCAGCAGTGGCTCTGCAATCGCATGGGGAATCTTGGTGATCGAGCCCATGCCAGCCATCATCAGGCCCGCCATGCCCATCGACAGCGATTCATCTGCCAGCTCTACGCCAGCATTCATCACTGCAAACAGCGCCTTGGTAGCCCAGCGGTGAGCGTCACGCGCCGACATTTCGGTAATGACAAAGGTCTTGCCCTTGTCACGACCGGCCTTTTCTACGGTGTAGTTTTGGACGGTGCGTGCCATGGTTAGATCGGAGCCTTATCGAAGTTCTGGAACATGAACGTGAACTTGCGGGGTTGCAGAACCTTCTTGCCGGTGTTGGCCGGGGTGAACGAGGTCAAGTAGCCCTTGGTCATCGCGTACTTCTCTTGCGTGCCTTGGATCAGGCCGGTGCCGTCGAAGATGACCGCCTCACGCTGCGCCTTCTGCTGCGCAATGATCGCGTCAAGGAAGTCGATGCTTGGCGACGTGGCCTGCAACATGAACGTGATGGTCGTCGCGTATGGCACATAGCCGCCATCAAGCTGACCGTCCACGCCCATTTGCGTTTCGACTGGGTTCACGTCATCGGTCGCAAACGAATCGTCCGTGGCGTAGCCTTCCAGCTTGAACGGCACGGGGAAAATGCCGCGAGCAGCCAGGGTAAAGGCGCTGTTGGCGGTGGTGAGAGTTTTTGCCATGATTCAGCCCCTTATTGAACGTTGATCGATGCGAGTTCGATCTTTTGGACCGAGCCACCATCGGCATAGAAGAAAGTCATATCCGGCGAACCGCGAGCCACGCGCACTGCCGCGCCCGGATCAGCGATGTTCAGATACCAGCCGCGAGTGCTCACCACGTCTGCAATCTTCTTGCCCACCGATGCGTTGATGGATGCGATCTGATCGCTGCCCAGCGTGACGCCTGCGCGGATCGCACCGAAGTTCAGCGCTGCGGCGATTGGATCGGCCAGAGATGATTCGATTTGCGAGTAGCCGAAGTTGTTGTACGGGATCGTGCCAGCGCCGGTCATCAGTACCATCAACGACTGCTGGAAGGCCGAGTTCATCCAGATTTGGTTGTAGTAGCTGTCGGCCCATTTGAATGCGCCGCTGATCTGCCCAGGCTGCATGAAGCGGAACTGCTGCGCCGAGGTGGCATATGCGCCGTAGAAGTTGTAGCCGTTTGCAATCAGGGTATCGCCTGCGGTGGCGTCCATGACGGAAGGCGTCAGGCCACCTTGCGAGCGGAAGGCGAACGTTTGGCGACCGTTGGTAGTGGTGAAGTCCAGCGATGCAGCAATGCCCATGGCGAAGGCAGCGAGAGGCCGCACGATGCTTGCCAGCGATACGCCGAGCGCGGCAGCGACGGAAGCGTCACCAGTTACAGGCAGCGAACCGGAAAGTCCGACCGCCGCAACGCGTGCGCCGAAACTGGTCGTATTGCCCTGCACGAGCGCGTTGGGGTCGGTATCCCAGGCGACGTATGCAAACCGGTTGTTCTGCTGGCTGGTCCACGTAGCGAAGGCGATTTTCTCGTCGGTGGTCGGCTCAAAAGTGGTCATGAACGAAGCCCAGTTCAGGGCGCGAGCGGTCACGGCCAGTAGGGCAGGGGCCGGGGTCATCGCGGCGGAACCGGACGACAGTTGCGCGGCGGTGGCGGCGGTCAGGCGCAGGGCAGTAGCGAGCGCACCCGTGCCATACGAAACCAGACTCGTAGCGCCCGTGGTAGGCGATGCGAACACGAACGCTTGACGTTGCGCGTCGTAGGTAACGACAGGTGCGCCGCCGCCCGTGAAGGCCGCCTGAATGATCGACGCTGCGTTGCTGAAACTGGTCGCGGTGGACAGGTTGATTGCCGTCGAGGTCTTGGGGGTGCTGTCAACCGAAACGGTCAGCGTGCCGGATGCAATGCCGGTGATGGTGGTCAGCGGCTCGCCCGCGAACGAACCCGAGCGCAGGTAACCAGCAACCGGCGCGGAGGCGTATTGCGAGAACAGCAGCGCGCCCGGTTTGGCGGTCGAGTTGTCGTAGCCCGCGAAGTACACGGCGGACAGGTTGTATTCGTCGGAGGTATCACCGAAAAACTTGGCAACGTCAGCCGGGGAGGCGAACGACTGCACCGAGCCAATCGGGACGGCGGTATTGTTGGTCAGGGTCAGGCCCGACAAAGCCACGGCTGCGCCACCAGCGGTAAGAACGCCGGGGAATACAGCAACGAGCTTGGATGCTGGAATGGTCATTGAAACACCTTATGGTGACGTTGGAAAAAGGTCTGCCGCAACACGTCCGACATTCAACACGTCTGCAAATTGCTGTGGCACTTCTACTACGGGGTTGTACTGCATGACAGCGGTGAAACGCCACCGTTGCTCATATTGCTGTTCGCCGTTGACGAGGGGCATATTGATCGCGTCGTCTGCGTACAGCGGCGTGACCTCTGTGCCCATCTTGTCAATGGCATAGCCATCGTTAAACATCGTGATCAGGATCGCTGCCCAGTCGCTAGCAAGCGGCCCGTAGCAGTCAATCCCGATTTCATACTGCTTGGGCTGCAACACAAGCTTTGTGCCGGGGTTGTCGCCGGGATCATTATACGTGGCAATATTCGTTGATAGGCGGGATTGCTTGCCTTCCGTCATCAAAATGAAATCGCCTTTCGGCATTGGCACGTTGTTGACGTTACCCCGAATAACGGTGGTCGTGATCGTGCTTTCGATAAAGCCACCGAGAGCCGCGAAGATCGCGCCAAGTTGCGGCGTGATTGGTAAAGTCATGGGGTCACCAGTTGTGTTTGAAGCTGAACGACGAGTGAACACCAATCGGGGAATGTCTCTTGAACGACGACCACTTTCCACGATTGCACTTCGCCCCCTGGCGATTGAGGGAAGTTCAGGATATCGCCGCCCGTGCCGTCGGCGCGCACCACGCCGGCAGTGTTGCCGTACATGTGAACTTGGCGCAGTACGCCTTGAATGTTCAGCGCATCCATGTGCAGCAGCGTCGATGGCTTCACGCCCTGAACTTGAATGCGGACTGGTATTGACGCGTACGTCGGCACTTGGACATAGTTGACACGGGTGTATCCCGTGCTTTTGATCAGGGTTGCGTCAATATCCGGGTTGACGGTCGTAATGGCTGCGCGTACCAAAGCATGCAAATTCATTCGTCATCCCCCACTACGCTCGTCAGCGTGGCAATCATCAGCCCGGTATCGTGCAAGGGCTGCGTGCGCGAACTGCCTTCCTCGCCTTCCTTGACGGCCTGAGCCGCCGCGCCAACCATCGTGCCGTTGACCTTAAAGCTTGAATCTTCGTCTTTCCACTTGCGCAGCATGAGAGTGATAGGGGAGAGCTTGAGGAAATCGCCGCTTGCAAGAACCGTGCGGATATCACCCGCTGCCTTTTGCCCCATGATTTCTAATACTTGCTCCGCAGTTACTGCACCGCGCACAACTGCTTTTGCGCCCTTGATAAATTGCTCCGTCCACTCTTCGCGCTTTGCCTCAACAGTGGGGCGAATAAACGGGCGAGCGGGAATGCTTGCGCCGGGTGCGCCCATTTCCTGAATGATGGCAACCTCTGCAACCTGCTTGCCATCGGGATAGCGCGCCGTCTCAAACCAGCCCACCTTGGCCTGACGCCCCTCAAATGCAGCCAGTCGCTTTGCCAGTTCATCCATGGCGCTCATCAGAACACCCCATAGCTGCGGCGGAAGCTGCTGATTTCAGGGCGACCGCCGACAGTGAAGCCGCCAAGCACAAGAGATTTCAGCAGCGCCCACAGTTGCAGCCCGTAAGGCGTCGAGGAAAGCCAGAACTGCCATGCGGTCTTGGCTGGCGGTGGGGTCATGGAGATGCTCACGCTGCCCTCAGACGCGGAAGTAACGAGGCCCGGTGTACCAGTGCCAGCGCCGCTATTGATAGCCGTGAAGGTCTGCGCGAGGTGCGCGGTCATCAGGTTGAGCGCGAATTGCAGCGTCTTGCCGCTGATCAGGCAGTTGTCGTACTCGTTGATGTAGTTGGTCGCCATTTCCCACCACGTCTCAAGCAGCACGTCCGGGAACTTGGTCTCATCGGCAAAGGCCGGAAACAGCAGCCGGAATTGCGCAGGGTCGAGAACGTGGGGGTTCATGGCGATGCCTTAAATGCCGCCGACTTTTGGCGCGTCCACGTCCATCATGCCGCCTTTTTCGTAGTCGGCAGGGGTGAGCTGCGAGGACTTGTCGCGGCGCTTCATGTTGGCGATTGCCTTCTCAGGTTCGACCTTTTTCTGATCGTAGCTGATGAAACCGTTGGCCTCGTGCTGCTTGAAAGCGTCAACCGTGCGCAGGAAGTCGAGTTCGTCGTCGGTGACTTCGGTGGCCACGCCCAGGGCGGTGATAAAGTTCTTGTCGATCAGGCCGTGACCGCCTTTGATCAGGACTTCGCGGACAACGTTCTGCTGCTCGCGGTCGCCTGCCTTGGCGTAGGCGGCATAGATGTTATCAGCGGTCAGCGTGGAATATACGTAGGGCATTCTTTTCTCCGGTTGTAAAAATAGGGGCATTGCCTGCCCCTATTTTATATTGCTTATGCTCTATTTCCTAGCAGCAGTTACACGCCGGAGCGGCGCACCACGGCCCAGGCGCGCTTGCACATCACGCCCGCAGTCGCGTTGCCGAAGTCTTCCTCGTAGCCCTTGGTCAACTGCATCGCGCCGATGGTGATGAACTTGGCCGGAACCATCTGCGAGAAGGTGCGGCCATCGTCGGTGCTTTCCTCGTTGAATTCCTCGGCGTACAGGTAGAACACGTTCGCTCCGCCGTTTGCAGCGTTCAGCTCGGGAGCCGATTCGATGCGCACGTTCGGGTAGTTCTCGTTCATCCACTGCTTGACCGAGTAGCCCAGCGCGGTAGGGGTTGCGAGGTAGTCCACAGCCGACATGGCGACGGCCAGCGTGATAGCACGGGTCTTCGGGTCGATGCGGTTACCGGACTGCACGCGCAGGGTCTGCAACGCGTTCAGAATGTCCGCGATGATTTCCAGCGTGGTCTTGGTCGCCCAAGTCGAGGAGCCGCCCACGCCGTTTGGCAGGTTGGTGTAGGCAGGCAGGCCAGGGGCGTTCAGGAAGCCGTAGGTGCGACCGTTGCCGGCGTTGTAGCCGTAGAAGCCGATGTAGTTCCGCTGAACTTCCAGCGAAATCGTGGCTTGCATACGCTTGTTCTCGGCGCTGTTGTAGTTCATCGCAGCGGCGCGAGCTTCTTCCAGACGGCCAACCATGAAGCCTTGTTCGAAGCGCACGATGCTGTAGCGCTCAAAGTTGGTGTTCCAGTTGGTCAGTGGGACGGTGGTGTTGTCCTGGTAGGGCAGGGCGTTACCGGCGCGCTCGCTGTAGCCTTGAACGATTTCCTCGTCTTCCCAGCGACCGATGGTCGAAACGCCGATCAGGTTGTCAATCTGGCGCGCTTGGGTGATGGCCTGCACGAAGCCGGGTGCCCAGGCTTGCAGGAACTGAATCGGCGTGCCGATGGATGCCGTCGAGAGCGGAGCGACCAGATTGCTGTCCATTGCGCCATTCAGCATTGCCGAACCGGCTTGCTGTGCGGCGTACATCTGGCCGATATCGCGCTGGTTCAGCGTGATACCGTAGTTGCTCAGCGCAGCCACGTCGGCCATGCTGTTGACGGTGTAACCCGATACCGGCTTGACCTTGCGTGCCGAGATATGGGAACGGAGTGGGGATTGTGCCATTGCTATTGCTCCCTTAGCTGTTCAGCAGTTGGATGATGCCGATGGTGCCGGCAGTGGTGATGTTGCGACGGATGAACGACGCGCCAGGAATCAACGTGTGCGATGCAGGCGGGGTGCCGCCCGGTGCCGCAGCGATGATGCCGGTAGCGTTCGCGTAAGCCACGCCGTCACCGATGTTTGCGGTGGTCGAGGTGATGACCGCGATGCCCGATGCAACGGTGGTGCCTTGCACTGGCAGCTCGTTCGGCAGCGTCAGGGTAGGCGACAGCGGGCCAGTAGCGCCGCCCAGCGAAGCGTATTGCTTGCTGTTGGTCAGGATGCCCGCAAAGGCTCCGGTGCCACCTGCGACGGCAACGCCATCGGTTGCAGCGAGTTGCGTCACGGCGCGGCCAATGACGTTGTTGGTCGGGTCGGTCGTGCGCAGCAGCAGTGGTTGCGAACGGATCGGGCCGTCCAGAACGAAATCGCCCGGGAAAGCGTCGGTCGGGAATTGACGGATGGTGTTGAAGATGCTCATTGTATGCGCTCCTTACGCGAAGTGTTTGGCGAGTTGGGCCGCGCCGTCCGACGCCTTGACGGTTTTGGCGTCCATGCCGTAAGCGGTGGTCGATGCAGGCTTTGCGGCCAGATACGACTCAACGCGGATGGCGGCGTTGTCTTTTGGCAGGCCCAGCTTTTCGGCGGCGTATTCGGCAACCTGCTCATAGGTCTTGGAATCGCAGGCGAAGGTGCCGATGTGCGCGCTGACCTTGGCGACCAGTTCGTTTTTCTTGGCGATTTCAGCCATCAGAGCGCCCGAGTCGAGGGCGGCAGGTGCGGCGGCAAGCTGGCGAGTCACCTCGGCGGCAACGGCGCGCTTAAATGCTGCGGCGTCCATCGCGTCCTTCTTCTCGTCCTTCTTCTCGTCGTCTTCGTCCATGGCCTTTTTATCGTCCTTGTCCTCGTCGTCGGAGTCCTGAGCGCCTTTCGGCTCTTTGTCGTCCTTGTCCTTGTCATCCTCGTCCATCGCAGCCAGCTTGGCATTCACCGAGTCCATCGCGCCTTGGAAGGTGCTGATTTGAGCGGAGATTGCGGCGACGGACTTTACCAGTTCTGCCAGTTCCATTTGTTGCTCCTTGCTATTGAGATTAAACGTCATGCTGTCCATGACTGACACGTCCGGGCCGCTGCGACCCTCTTCCACTAATGCCCCGTGATTGCCGCGAATCTTGCGCTGCACGTATTCGTAGGCCACGCCTTCAAACGATCCGCTTTCACGCGACCATTCGCAGGTGTAGCCCGCCGACAATTCTTCTTTACCCAAATCAATCGAATCGAGCGTTTGTGCGGAATATACACGCAAATTGGCTTTCAGATATGGGTGTTCAAAATAAACTTTCTCTCCGAACACACCTTCAACGCGCTTGGCATCGGTGGCAACGAGGCCATCAACGTTGCCGAGCAGGGTCTTGGGATGCTCGTTGATGAATGGGGTAAGCTTGAATGACTCGATGGTTTCCGGGTTGTTCAACTCTTCCGCTGGGCGGTGGACCATGTACACGCGGTCAGGCTCAGGCGCGCCGATCTGCGAGCCGAGATAGGGGAACACGCCGACTTTCGTAATCGGGTTGTCCTCTACCGTGAGCCAACCAAACTCGTTGACTACGCGCTTGTCCATCGCATAGGTCATGGGCGAATATCCCACGAGAGCAGAGGATGGCCCCATACGAGCAGCAGGCGACCGCATGGCTTGGAATTAACGAGCGTGGTAGCCAGAACGAGTACAGGCCCAAGCAAATACTTGAGCCGCATCGAAATCTCAACAGTGCACGTAGTCATCACATATCCTCAAAGTCAACCACCGGAACCCATGTGCAGCGGCAATTAATTTCTTGCCCTGGCAACACATATTCGCCATTATCGCCCACTGGCGCACCTTTTGTCAGAAAGAATTCTTGCCCGTTGAAATCTTTATGGGCCTTGCGCGGCTCCCTGGTGCCGCCTGTGTGGACCCATACGGCTTTCTTGATGCCAGCGGCTTTGCTTTTCTCGATGTTGACGTTCTGGTATGCGCGCCGCGTCTCGTTCATGGCGATCATCTTGGCCTTGCGGTCAGTGATCCCCTCGTACTTCTGCAAGTCCTCAATCAGTTTGCCAATGCCCCCGCCGTTCGGGTCGGCAATCGAGCGCAGCACCGATCCGCTAACGTCTGTGAGGTAGCGCTCAGGGATGGACTTGATGAGCGTCACGTTGTTGGCGATGGTGGCCTCAAACAGGTCGCGTGGCATGTCCTTGACACTGAGTGTGACCTCGGCGCTCAATTTCTTGAACGACTGCATTAGCACGGCCTTGCTCTGGTCATCCACTTGGCGAAGCATCCGGCGCGAAAGAATCTCGGCATGGCGCGAGTACAGGCGGTCAAACTTGGCGGTCAGCAGGTTGAGCATTTGCCGCGCCTGAATGGCAATGCTTGCGTCCTGCGCAAAGAACTCCTTGGCATCGGGCGAGCGGAACAGTTCCAAGACAGCCGCTCGCGTCTCCTTGGTCATTTCCTTGGCGAGAGCGCGCAAGTCCCGCGAGTACCGGTTTTCGATGCTCACGGGGTTGTACAGCGGGTTGCCCCGCAGTTGCTTATTCGGCTTCTTTGGCTGGTTGGTCTTCGCCATCGCCCTCTTCCAGTTCGTCGCCTGTGTTCTCGCTGCCGAGGCTTGTCGCGCCAGAGAATCCCGATTGCGGGTCTTTCACCAGCACTTCCGCGATGTCAGTACCATCAATCGCGCCCGTGTTCTGCAACGCCACGTAGGTATCGGCCTTGGTCTTGTTGATTGCGGCCAGTTCGGTTTCGGTCGGCTCATCAAACGGATTCCACACAGGCTCGATGTGGTACTTGCCGCCCAGGTCCGAGCGGTTCATCAGCGCATAGTGGCGCTCAAGGAATGGCGTGCCGTCCGTGGTTTGCAGGCCGGCCAGGAACTCGTTATAGCTGGCGACCTCGTAATCACCGGATGCGCCGAAGCCCTTGGGGGAGGTGCCGAGAAGCTTAGTGCTTGGGACTTCCGCGATGGCTGACACAAGCTGGTACTGCGTCATGATCGTGGCATCCAGGTCGGCAAGGCTGGTTTCGTGCTGGGTGTATTCCTCGTCGGTGCCAATCAGGCGGGTGCCGTAGTTGTCACGCAATGCGGACTGCTCGGCCATGCGCTCCATGAAGCGTTCAGGGTTGGCAAAGACCTGATCCAATTCGGCCTTGATGACGTTCATGCGCTTCGTCATGGCAAGCAGCGGCGCTTCGTTGGCGGTGCGCTCTGCTGCATAGATGCGCTCGTAAATCTGTTGGGTGAGCGGCACGCCGCCGTACAGGTACGCGGGCTTGATGAGGTCGGCCAATTCGCCATGGCGCACGATGATCAGGTGCGAGCGGTGGTAGCGCTTGCCGCCGATCTGCCACCACGTAGGCTCGTAGAAGTTCATGCCGGCTGGGTTCTGGATCGAGTCCTCACCCATCAGCGGCGTCATCCAGTAGGGATCAACTTGGCTGATGCCCTTGTAGCTGCCTTCCGTGATGCCGTCGATGTTGAACGGCTTGAGGTAGTAGTCCTCATCATCCGAGTCCACTACAAAGATGGCTATGCGGATGCCGAACACGCGCTTTTTCGTAATCAACTCAACGAGGTTGAAATGCACCTTGTAGTGCTTGTCGAGCTGCTTGATCTTCTCCATCAACTCAACCGACTCTTCCTCGCCGTTGTTGATGGTCGCCTTCCAGCCGTTGCGCACGGCGTCCTTGGCGGGCATTGAGCAAGCCTTGCTCACCAACCACTGCTGCGCGAAGATGGCGCACGCCTGATAGCCAATGAAGCCTTGGTTGGCGTACCAGCTCATGAGCGAGTCCGGGAGTTGCTGCGTTGCCAGGGTGAATGCACCCTTGGCCGTGTACGGGTTGCCTGAGTCGCCCCACGTGTCCATCGCGCCTACCACTGCGGCACTTTCCTTGTCCTTGAACACGGGCGCGGCGAACAGGTTAGCGAACAAGCCTTCTCGGTCAATCTTGCGCAGCGGCAAATCGGTGCTGAACTGCCGTGGCCGCTCGCGCTTCGGCTCGTCCTTTGCCACCTCCGCGCCGGTCTTGCCCCGCGCCCAATCGAAGAAACCCATGTCAATCCTTTAATAGTCGTAGAAGCTTCTACCTTTGCGCTTGATAAGCTTGTCGAGCGCGTAACGTATTGCATCCCAGTGGTGATTGTGCTTATCGACAATATCGGGGAGTATATCACCCGTCAAACGGTCGGTTTTGTATTCGTAGGCGTTTGCCTCAAAGATAGTATTCTTGCAGCGTGGATGCAAAACGATCTGGTCGAACGAGCGCAGGAAGGTTATGCCGTCCTCCACGCTGCCTTGCCACTTCTCCGCGCCTTCAATGCGGAAGCCCTGGCGCTTGATGTGGCTGATCGTCTCAGGGCGTGCGCAGTCGGCCTTAATCATGTAGCGGCGTGCGTCGGGGATGCCTTCATACTTGCGCTCCGATGGCTTGCGCTTCTTGATGTACTCAAGCTGATCAGGCGTGGCCCCGTCATGCGCGGCATAGAACAAGAACATATCGTCAAGCTCAACGCCAATGCCGTTGGCCTCGTACTCAACGTACAGCTTGCGGTTGTTGATCCACAGCTTGTTGAGCGTGCTTGGGTCTTGCGAAAATCCGAAGTCAGCGCCGAAGTAGGGGCCATCCCAATTCTTCTGCGGCTCAAAGGCTTCAATGATCCACTTGCCGTTAAGCACCTTGACATCGCTGCGGCGGCGGAACTTGCCTTCCCAAATCCACATATAGCGGTCGGGGTCGTTGCGCGCCATGCGGTCCTTCTCGCCTCGCAGCTCATCGGTGAACCAAGGGTTGTGCTGCCAATTGCACTCGATGATGAGCGTTTCATCATCCTCGTAGATGCCATCCACCATCTGCGCGTAGTAAGGCTCCACGAGGTCTTTCCAAGTGGGGTCTGTTTCTTCGCGTGGATTAAAAGATATGACCACTTGCGAGCCTTTTTTACGCATCGTAGGGAACAGGGCATCCCATGCGTCACGGCTCACCGTCTCGGCCTCGTCCACCCATGCCTTGGTGCTGCCAGCCTTCGCCTTCAAGTTCTGGCTTGCGTTGGTGCGCATACCCTCAAACTTGAACGTTGATTTTTTGTTAGGTACGCTGATTTTGTTGTTGATGCACCGGAACTCATCGGCCCAAGGCTTGCGGTTGATCTCGTCCACCAGTTCTTGATAGCTGGAATCATCAATGCTTTTCAGCACCTCACGCAAGCACAGCACGCGCTCTGTCTGGTGCCGCGCCATCTCGGTAAGCCATGCGGTAATCGTGCGTGTCTTGCCCGATCCTCGCCCACCATAGATGATGATGCGGCGCTTGGGGAATAGCAGCTTCTCCAATCGCTCGGGAATCATGATCGTGGCGGGCAGGTCGGTTGGCTGTGGTGCGCCTTTGATGTACTGCCAGCCGCGAATGACTTCGCCCTGCATATCGCATACGCCGAACACAGCCGATACCGTTTCACTCCTGGCGGCGCGGTATCGGTCCTCTAGCTCCTGAATGACTTTGAGGCTTAGTCGCTTCCCCATGCGCTACTCAGTCGCCGTTATTCATGGCGGCAATCAGTGCCTCAAGCGCGGCAAGGCGCTCGGCAAGCTCTGTGACCTCGCGCACGTCAATGCCCGTCTTGATCATCGACACAAGCATGTTCGCAACGTCTGCGGGCATTTCCTCATCGGCCACGGCCTTGATAATCGCGTCGATGCGGTCAGCCGGTGTGGCGTCGTATGGAATGTCCACCTTGTACAGCGGGAACACTGCGCGGCTCAGGGGCGATAGGCGGTTGATGAGCATTTCCAACATGCGCGGCGATAGCTCGTCAGCCGGGTCGAATGCGCGCTTGCAGATGTAATCAATGAAGTCGTCTTCCGTCTTCCCTGCGCGCTCAAACGCCTCAAGGATTTTTCGACGCCAGCCAATGCCCCTTGGTGCGCGCCCTGGTGGCGGTGGATTCTCCGCGCTGAAACTGGTTATGCTCTTAGCCATGGCCCATTAAAAACCCATCTAATCTTGATGGGATGGATCATATCATCTTTTCGGCGGGCAACAAAAAGCCCACCGGTTAGGGTGGGCTGGTTGGCGGTCTATCCCTGCCGTCATCAAGTCCCATGCGGGTACTCGGTTTGCCTCCCATGCTATCTGCGTGGTGAGACTGTCTTTCCCTGATACCGCAGTTTCCGAACTGTCAGGGGCAATTCCTCATAACGCATCAGCGGCTTTGCTCCAAGCGGCGGGGTTCCTCGTTTAAGCTACGCAAAACCGCATAGCCCGCTTGATTGTGGTGCGCCGGGAATGAAGCCGGCTTTCTGAGACCCCGCAGCATCCAGGACTGCTAATGACACAGAATCGGTTGCGCATCATCACTGCGCATTGCACCACACGGTTAAGCTTTGTGCCGCTGTTCGCTTTGCTTGTGTCGCGGTCAACCGGCTTCCAAATCCGGCCCGCAAAGCTTACCCGTGTAGTGGCTCGTTTCGTGAACCATCCGGCATATGAGCAGGTCGTCACCTGAACTATGCACCCTCTGTCTTCCTACGGTGATGAATGTAGGCACTCAATCATTTCGCATAAGCGAATACATTGCAAACTTGGGGCGCATCCCAAGAATTGAACTTGGGTACCTGCCGCAAGCAAACGCAATCTGCGTTGCCCCGTGCCGCTCTATCCGTGAGCTAATGCGCTTTGAAACTGGTTGCGGTCGCCGGAATCGAACCGGTCTGGTGGGTTATGAGCCGACCGTGCGCCATTACACTTCCCCGCAATTGAAACTGAGTCCACAGGCAGGAGTCGAACCTGCGCGCACGAGTTATTAATTCGCCGCTCTAACCACCTGAGCTGTACTGTAGACATTGATCTTAGACCGCGTTCGCCGGTCACTGCGGAGCCTTTTGGCTCGGTACTACATGGTCGGCGGCTACGTGCTCTTTCAATCAGCGCCCTCCTGAAAGGTTCTTTGGCTGATGACCCGTTACAGATTCAGTTCTAACCATTTACTGCCCTACGTGCCGCTTGCCGGTTTCAGCCTCTGCCGTAGCTTCGGGCTTATCGTCAATTCAGCGAATCAGGCGTTCATTCTGCCATTGAATTTTGAGTTTGGCAAGTTTAAACGGCCCAGGCGTCACCGGGATTTCCCGTAAATACAACATCGGTCAGCGCACCAAAGATGGCGTAGTTGATCATGCCAGTAGTGGTGAGGTCAGGGGTGACAGGGATAGCAGCGGTAGCGAGGTTGTTAGTGCTGATGGCGATGGCGCGGCCAGCAGCGGCGCTGTTGAGCGTGGCAGTGATCGGAAGCGGGCGAGCGGCAACCTTGACCGAAATCGTGCCGCCAGCCGGGATTACGCCTTGTTGAAACGTGAAATTGGTCGGCATGTCGCCTCTCCTTGGTTGATTGATGGCATCATTTTACTATGCCAAGCGCGAAAGCAAAGACTTAGCGCCCTGGTGTTTTTTTCTTGGGAGGGAAGCCCATCTCTCGGCGTGCGCGGTCGTGGTCTTCTTGGGTCATGGCATGGCCTTTCCAACACGCTCAGCAGCACTCAGGATTGCAAATCGAGCGTTTTTAGCCCTATCTGGAAACGTCCCGCAATAATGCTCAGGATAGCGCCTCTCGCCGCCCTTGAGATACACCGCAACACAGTTAGGTAAGCCCGCATCGGCATAATCAAAATCGACGGTCATTCCAAGTGCAACAGCAATACCCATAGCATCGCTATCATTTCTTTGCGGATCCCAATAGGTATGCATCGCCGCCATGATCACCCCCTCCCGCATAGGAAGACGAGGCCCAAAATAGAAATCGTGGCCTTCCCGCTCACAATAGTCAAAATCGAGCGGACCAATGCCAGCCGCCTTAGCCGCCAGTTCCAACAATTCACGGTCGTTCATCACGCTACCTCCATCACTGGCTTAGGCTCAAACATCGAGCGGATTTTCTGCTCTCCGGTTGGTGGGTTCTTGGGGCGAAGATCGCCCTTGGAGGCCAGCACATATCCCAGAGTAACTGTTGGATTTCTTGACTTTGTTGCTGTCGGCTGACCCCATCGGGCATAGCCCAGACTCACTGAATGGGCCAGCTCTAATTGGTTGCTAAGAACCATAGTTTCCAAGCCATTAAGCCATGCCCGACCGCCCTGCTGATTCTGCCAGATGTACACCCTTCCTATTTCGTACATGCTATTGCCCTCCTTGAGCAGTGTAAAGAATGATCCAAGCTGTTCTGATGGCTTGCCAAACAGGGCGTGCAACCACGAAAACGAACGGGAAAGCGATGCACAACGCAGTGAGTAGGAAGGTCACACGCGCCCATGAAAAGGGCGGCTCGACCTCCTTGACCGCTTGTCCGGTTTCCATGTTCTTGTATTCCTTGGCTGGCTTGAGGCGCTTGGCAAGCCAGAACATCAAGGCAACGAGCGCCACGTAGCCAAGGATTTCCATGATGTCACGCACGATGCTTCTCCTTCTTAATCTTTTTCCCGATGCAAATTTCTTGCATAAGGCGCTGTTTGAATGCTTGATAAAGGCGCTCGACTGGGATTGAGTATTCGCCAGAGTAGCCCACGAGTTGCACATGGTCTTCGCCTATGTCTCCAAAGACCTTTTCCCAATCTACTTTAGGATCGCTCATTCCGTCACCTTAATGGGTTCAGCGGACAGGCCGCGCCATTCGATGCCTTTTTTACTATCCCCACGGCTGGCCCGCATATGTGCCATCCTTGCACGATGCTCAATGCAGTCGCGATTTATATAATTCATCGACCATTTATCGCCGTCCCACCAGCGCCTTGTATCATCGCGCTTAAATGCGCTTGCATTCCACTCACCCACCATAGGAGGCGGTCCGCTTTGCCAGTCGGTCAGGCCAATGGTGGCGTTGATTTCGTCGGCTACGCTTTGGAACGAGCGCGAAGCCGCAGTGAAATTTCCTTTTGGTTGCTGAGCAATTCTCGTCAAATAGAGATATCCATACATGTGGATAACATCATTTGCAAACTCATTTTCGGCGATCCGAAGCCCGAAGTGATCCGCGATCCGCTGCGCAAAGCGCGTCTTGCCTCGTGGGACGCCGTACACGATGATTGACTTAGCCATTGCGCACCTCCGCAGCATCAAGGGCGCGCTCGGCCTGCTTGAGGCAAATGAAACTGATGCCCACAATCCCATTGTTGTGCTGGTCAATCATCTTGCGCAACGCCTCCACCAGCGCCTCATGTGCCTCATAGCGCCGCTTGAGTTCTGCGACTGGGATGCCGTCTACGTACCATTCCATCGTTGTTTGGTCCTCTGTGAATACGTGGGAGGTCATGGGTTTTCCTTAATCAGCACGGCGCAGATCGGCCAATGCGCGGGTTAGGTCCATCGAAGCGCGACGAACTGAGCCAGTCAACTTCGGTGCGCTAAAGTAGAACGCAGTACCGCTGCTAAGGCGCTCTGGCGAACGCTCATTCTCCAATGCATTGAGGGCCTTGAGCATACGATCAAGCTCATTCCGCACCGCCTGAATTTTTTCCTGTTTCATTATTCTCTCCGAGGTTAGATTAGCGGCTCTTGACCGCTTGCAACAATGCTACACGGTTGCGGCGCATAAATCAATGGCTGTTGTTTATTTATCGAATAGTGTTGCGTTTTCTAAATTACCGTGGCATAGTTCTTACATCAAACACACCCCGGAGAACACCATGCAAAAAATCTTCTGCTTCATCGACTTCCACCGCTGGAACACCAACGGCCAGAATCGCACCTGCAAGTGCTGCCAGCGCAAGGAAGTCCTGTTCGTGGACCTAGATTTTAACGAGAAGTTCTGGATCCGCGCAGATTAAGCACAACCGGTCGGCGGTGCCGGCCATAACCAAGGAGAAGAAAATGACATGCGAATGCAAGCAAGATATTGAAAAACGGCTCTTGGAACGCTTCAAGGGGCAAGAACCGGATGCAAAAGATCACGGCGTTGAGTTGTCGGGCTACACTTTTGTAATCATCGGCAACAAGATGGAATCACGCGGGTATATGCCGATCCATGTAACCGCAGAGCATCCCCTCAAAAAAGGCGGATTCAAATACAAAAAACAGACGCAGAACATGGTGTTCACGTACTGCCCGTTTTGCGGCGTGAAGTACGAGGCTGAAGCATGACCAGCCCGATCCCAACCCACGTACCGTTCTGGCGCACCGGCCCCGCCCGCTGCGTGTTGGTCATCGTTGTAGCGGTGGTGCTGGCGCAGATGGTGGGCTGCGAGAAACGCGAACTTTCCGTTTCTCAACGCCTGCGAGAACTTGAATCACCCGGTGGTATTTTGGAAGTCACTGTCGATGAAAAAACAGGGTGTCAATATCTTGTATTTACTGGGCCATCAGGTGGTATCACGCCGCGCATGGACCGCGACGGCAAGCAGGTTTGTGCGATGGTGGGGGCAAAATGAGTGCCGTCCTGAATCTGCACGCTGACATCGCACGCGAGCTGTACCTCGAATACATGGTGCAGCAACCCGGCTCAGCACGCGAGGCGGCACGCGCTGCAATCGAAGGCGCGGATATCTTCGTTGAGGAATACGCCGCCCGTACGCCCGATGATCCGGCCAGCAAGAGCAAGAAGCTAAAAGGTTGCCGCGCTTGCTACGGCAGCGGCGGCAAGATCGGCGTGCCGTGCAAAGTATGCAAAGGCGTCGGCAAGGTCGCAGAATAACCCACTCCCTCCGCTCCTATTCCTAGTAGCGGAGGAACTATTAAAGGAGAAAGATATGAGCAAGTTTTACGAAGAGCGCGAGCGTGCGGCACAGGAAATTATGGACGCAGGCGAAAAGAAATATGCCGAGTTTGAAACGTGGGCAAAAAAACAGAAATCGCCACCGTACTATCTGGAACTGAACCCGTACCGCTGCAACGAGGGCAACCGTTGGTATAGGACTGAGCGCACCCAGCACACTGCCGAGGGGTTTATTGCAGCAATGGCGCTTGTTCGCTCTGAGGTGCCAGCATGACCGCCGCTGTAACGCCACTGGAAGCGCGCTGTGAGGTGTGCTTGGGAACCGGTAGCAAAGAGCGCGACCTGTACTCGGCGCTGGATTGCACGGCGTGTGAAGCCGCTACCGAGCGCGTGGCTTTGATGCGTGCCCTTAAAGGCACGGAAGACCTGCGAAACGTAGGCGCTTTGACGTGGCGCGCCTACCAGCTTGGCAAGGCTGCTGCCGCCCCTGTGGTGCCTGTAGCAGCACAGCCAGTAGCTTACATGCAGCGCCACATTAAAGTGTGGATGCGCATTGGTGGCTTCCAGCGCGAAAGTGCATGGCATCCTGTCACCCGGGAAGAGGCAGAAGGCAACATGGAAAACATGCGGCGCGGCCACCTTCTTCCGGGCCAGTTCGAGTTTCAGCCGCTCTACGCCGCCCCTTCACTCGAAGCACAGCCAGCGGGGGAGGTGGACGATACCAAACGCCTCGATTTCATGCTGCAAAAGGATGCTTTCACGGTTCTGACAGTGCGCGATGGCACGATCAGGCAGTATCAGTTGATGAATCAAGACGAGGACGAGGATTTCCACGTATTGAGCGGCGAACATCGGTATTTCAACTCGCCACGCGAAGCAATCGACGCCGCTATGGCACAGGGAGATAAAGCATGAAAGACTACAAAGAGACAATGCAACAAGGTCGAGAATTTATCGCTGCCAATCTCGCGCAATGCTGCAAAGAAGAACTGGAGTGGCAGAATACTGCGCTGCTCTGCAATGGCAAGCTACGCGAAGCTGCGGCAATCTTCAACACCGTCGATGCTACGCATTGCATGCCTATCGCTCAGTCGGAGGTGGCACGGCAGGCTATGGCCCTCGCTGCATCCGGTGGCAATGCTGCGCCAGGGCTGACGATCGAGAAGATCAACGAACTGGCCGCGAAGCATATCCAGGACATTTGCGGCGTCGGCCGGCCACCTGCGCCGATGGGCGAGGATCACGAATTCGTCATCCTGTGCCGCGCCATCGAAGCTGCATCCGCTCCTAACGCGGCTCTGGTGGCGGCACTGGAAGAGTTGGCCTTGCTGATGAGCGATGTGATTCGCGGAGAGTACGAGCCTGATTCGTTCACTCTGCAACCAGCCGTGCATGCGTTGGCCGCTGTTGGCATCGAGTTCCACGATGATGACTACTTGCTGACGAAGCGCGAAAGCTGCAAGGTGGTACCGCTTCACCCTACCTCTTCCATGCTCAAGGCAATGGCCGAAAGCCGCGCAAGCGATGATGAAGGCGAGTACCCGGCAATGCTCGACCTTATGGATTTCAGCGGCGAAAACAAAACGCACACCGCATTGCGGGCTGCTTATGTTGCTGCTCTTTCCGCTGCTGGGCAAGAGGTGGGGAAATGAGTCATCAAGAATACTGCGCCGGCCTGGATGAGGACCAGCTTCAAAACCTCATCGAGCACGCGCAATGTCGCATCAAATCCATCCAGTCCGAAGGCTGGGTTTTTGTGTGGGTAGTGGCCGACTACTGCAACCGCGCCTGGTATCCGATTGACCAGCACGAAAAGGCGCTGGACAAGATGATTGAGCTGGCTCGCGCCGAGGCAAAGCCTGATCGCGGCTGCGAGTGGAGCATTGATCGCATCCGCATGCGCCCCAGCGAAGCCGATGAACTATTCAAGGGGAACTGAGATGACCACCCACAAATCGCCGCAAGAGGTGGCATAAAAAAAGCCCGGTTGATTCCGGGCTTTTTCTTTAGTTGTTGATTGGGTAAAGGTCGGCAACAAAGGCTGAACCAGCTTTCGGCGTCGTTCCTGCCCCCTTCCCTAGAACGGTTACGTTCTCAACGAATGCGCTGCGTGTTTTCAAGTCTTGTAAATTCGGGTACGTGAAAGCGTTTGGCGCATCGCCGTGCAGGTTGCTGTAGTTTGCGGATAGCGAAACGCGATCATCCACTACCACAAGGTTGTGCGTGTTGGCCGAGAGGTCAACCACCATAGCACCATATTTGCAAAGCGCTGCAAGGACCGCCAGATACTCATAGCTGCTGATCTTTGCCGTAGGCGCTTGCGTACGCCGCCACGTAAATTCGGCCTTGAGTGACGCCACCGTAAAGCGTGGATCAGTGGAGTACGTCCCTGACATTGGGGTGCAGCCAGAATAATTGGTGGTGTAGCTGTTGTCTACGCTGGTTCCTGGGTACGTCCAAATCGAGTTGCGCCCGCTGTCAGGAAATGCCTGCGCCACGGTTGTTATCGTTGGATCGCCGGCCAAGGATATTACGTTCAGGATGCAGCCGGTGCCTGCACCGTTCGTCGTGGTAGTGATATTTGCGCCATCGTCTGGTGGTACTCGATACTGACCTACACTAGCAACCAAAACCGAAGTTACAGCTCCATTTGCTCCGATGGTCGCAACCTCAAAGCGCGCCGGCACTTCAAAGGTTCCCGGCGTGGCGTATAGAATATTCCCCACCGCATAGCCACTACCGCCATTCTGAATTGATGGGGTGTGCTTTTCAAACTGGGAAATGTAGCTCTTGTAGTTTATGCGCACCCCCGGCACCGCCGGGTCAGGGCAGTAGTCATACGACTTCAATTGCGCGCCGCCATAGACCATAGCCAAGCCATGCGGAATCGCATTCATGGCCTGATCAATCTTCGCAGATATCGTCGCGGGAGATTCTCCGGTCGTGCTGCTATCCGGGATATCGAGCCACTCTTCATAGCGCACGATGCCGCCAATCAAGCCGCCGCCCCACGCACGAGTGCCGTAAGATATTCCATCAAAACTGTTGTTGAAATTCAGGAACTCAGGCCGGTCAAGAATATATGGGATCGATGGGCCATTAGCATCCGTGACGACAGCCCGCGTGCAGCTTATCGCAAGGGTCGTCGGGTTGAACACCGCCTTGAACATTTCCACATCATAGCGCCCGTCCGCAGTTCGGATGCAAATGTTCTGGTCAGCATTGTTTCGATTGTTGATATATGCCGCGTCAACATAGCTTGGGATGTTCATTTTCCAAGTCGCATTGGTGAATTGCTCACCACCAGCTGCCTGTGCATCTGTAACGCTGAACAGCCACCCATTAGGTGCCACCACACGCGCTGCCGTGCATGAGCGCACAGGGTCAGTGACGGACGACGGAACTACGGGGAATGAATTAGGAAAGGCAACCGCCTTGTTCTCACCTCCCCTGGTCACGCCGGTCAATGGGTTGACCGTGATAGAGTTTGCCTGCTGGCCCATGTGTGCGCAAAACGTCTCGGCATTCGGGTAAAAGATCACTGCGTTCGTTGCGCCGAATTGGTTTTTACCGATCTGCGAAAGGTTCGCCACAAGCGGCTTTTCCATTGTGATCTGAGTTGCACTGTCAATCGTCTTGATTTTGTTACCCACGCCAAAGATATCACGCGTTGTTCCTGCGTTAATCCCATTTGCAGCGAAGATTGTTGCAGCATCGCTCGTCTCGTAGGTGTACGAGATATTTCCTATCATGGGAATCATGCCAACTTTTAAATTCGCGGTTCGAGCCACCGTTACTACCGCTGAATTGGCGGTGCCTACTGCGTTGACAGTACCAGTGGTAGTTGCCAAATCATGGCAAAAACCAACGCCAGGAACAACAGCATTGCTCAACATTTTT